TCCCAACATAAGTAAATAAGTCAAATAACGGCTTATTATAACACAATCAATACTACTAATCAATAATAATAAGGAGATGCAAAATGCCTGATAAGAACCGCATCGCACGATGGCTCGACCACTCTATCTCTGTGGTCGATACTGTCGTCGATGACATTAACGCTGACGTTGACCACGCCTCTTACGGCTTGGCTGCGTTGAAAGCTCTACTCGATACTATCGATACCGTTGCTGACGGCATTCAATCTGACCTGGACAACGAAACTGATGGGCTTGGCGCTCTCAAAGCGCTCATTGACACAGTGGATACTGTCGTCGATAGCAACAACAGTCTGTTGGCCAATGCTACCTTTGGTCTGGAAGCCATCAGGAACGCGATTGACACGGTTGACACTGTGGTAGACGGTATCCAAGCTGACCTCGACAATCCGACTGATGGGCTTAGTGCATTGAAGGCACTAATCGACACCGTCGATACCGTCGTCGATGCCATTTTTGCTAAGACGGACAATCTGCCGGCAGACCCGGCCAGCCAATCCTCCGTGGAGACTGCTCTCAGCAATGCTGAGAGCACAATCAGAGGAGTAGACAACGATACGTTGAAGACGTTGAGCGACCAAATCGACACCGTGCAGTCCTCCGTCGAAGGAATCCAGAACAACACCAGATTCACCGCTGCTGTGCCCGTATATATGCAACGCCCTGCTGCTGACAGCGAATCCTATCGTATAGGCGCCAACCTGTACGATACCGCTGGCGGAATGGAAGACCCGGCGAACAACGAAGTATTAGTGCGTGTGGCCCGTGATGATGGCACGTATATCACAAGTGAGTTGTTCCAAGACAACGCTCTGACAACCGCTCTTGCAGTTGCCACAGACCAAGTGAACTTCCCGTCTGCCTCCGGATGGCTCGCCATGCAGAGAGAAGATGCTGGTAAGTTTTTCTTCTTCTACAGCGTGGATTTTGACACCACAGAGGAATCGTTGACGGTTGAATTCGGATGGGATGAAGCCGGAAGTATCGTATACCAGTCCCGCGCTACCCTCATCAGTGACGCTACCAATGACCTGAACGCAATTCTGACGGATACCGCCGATATGCAGCCTAAGCTCGGCACGCCTGTAACCACCATCTCTGGCGACATCGCTGTCGTTGATGGCAACGTAGACACCATCAAGAACGAGGTACAGGACGGCGCCTATGGGCTTAGCGCACTGAAGTCCCTCATCGACACGGTTGACACCGTCGTAGATGGTATCCAAGCCGATTTGGATAACGCCACTGACGGACTCGGTGCCCTCAAGTCCGCCATCGACGGCAACTATTCTGAATTGACCGACGTGACGCATGGACTCGGCGCTCTCAAGTCCCTCATCGATACTGTTGACACTGTTGTGGACGGTATTCAGACTGACCTGGACAATCCGACCGATGGGCTTAGCGCTCTCAAGTCCCTCATCGACACCGTGGATGCTGTTGTTGATGGCATTCAAGCCGATTTGGATAACGAGACGGATGGGCTTGGCGCACTCAAGGCGCTTATCGACACGGTTGACGCCGTCGTTGACAGTAATTATGCCGAACTGACTGATGGCAGCCATGGACTGGCAGCCCTGAAGACCGCAATCGACAACGTAGATTCTGGCAACACCGAATTGGTCGGTGAGACATCGACTGCCACTCACAACATCGAGGTTGCCGATGGTACTTCTGAGGTATCTGTCGCCACGTTCTCTCCGAGCAAGAACGGCAAGTTCGCAGTGCAGTTCGACGTGAGCGCCATTGAAACCGCGGGCGAAGGCGGCACCGTTACTCTTCGTCTGAAGTCTAAACTCGACGGAACCAACCTGAGAACCATTGATAAGTCCAGCTACATCGTTGGTACGGATGAAATGATGCCTGGGGTAGAAGACACCGTGTTCAAGGGAACGGATATCGTTGAAGCGACGATTCAGTGCTCCAGCGCTGTCACCCTCCAACGCGCGGTTCCTTACAGAGTCATTGAGTTCGCTTAGTTTATGGATAAGGAATGAAATCGCAGGCGGCTGTTATAGTCGCCTGCGATATATAATCCGAGCAATGAAGGTGAAAGGAGTGGATTACAATGCCGGATAAGAACCGTATTGAGCGCTTCGTAGACGAGCGGCTATCTGTCATAGACGCTGTCGCTGACGACATTAACGCTGACATTGACCATGCCAGTTACGGGCTTGCCGCGTTGAAAGCACTTATAGATACGGTAGATGGTGTAGCCGATGGTATTCAGTCTGATTTGGATAATCCGACCAATGGGCTCGGGGCATTAAAAGCGCTTATCGATACAGTGGACACGGTAGTAGACAGTATCCTCGAAGATACAGGCGCCACAATCCCCGGAATTCTCGGTACGCCAGTTATTAGTATTGCTGCTGATATTGCTGATTTGATTACTCGCGAGAAGGGGTTCAATGACATCCATGACGACATCGCAGCTTTACAGGCGTCGCTCGACCGCACACCCGTAGTTACCGGGACTGCTGACAGTGGCTCAGAAGGGACACTAATAGACGATGCGCTGACGCAAGCCGACGACTTCTGGAACGGCGCTATTGTACTTATGCGCACAGGGAACAACGCTGGTCTCGCACGCACCATCGTCGATTTCAACGCCGCAAGCGATACGCTGTCCTTTGAGCCTGACTTCCCATATGCTATTGCAGCGGGCGATGAGTACACTATCGTCGGAGCGCCTGCGCATGCGGACATCCTCCTCGGCAATAACAACGCCGACAACCAAGCGGATACCAGCGCTGTCACGGAGAACGATGATGGGTCAATCCTCGAACGTCTTGAGGGAATTCTTCAGAAGATTGACGGCAATCCTAGCGCATCCAATTACACCGCCGCAAGAGCTGCCCTGCTCGACAACCTCGCGGAACTCGGCTCTGCCAATATGCCTGCTGACCTGGATGAGCTAAAGGGCGATACATCCACCGGGACACACAACGTGGAAGTCGCTCACGGCACCGGCGAGGAGCTCGTCGCCACGCTTTCTCCGAGCAAGAACGGCAAATTGGCTGTCATCTTTGACGTTGACACCCTTGAGACTGCCGGTGAAGGCGGCACCGTCACACTGCGATATAAGCTGAAGGTAGATGGCAGTAACTTCCGCACTATTGATACAGCCACCTATATCGTAGGCACGGATGAAATGCACCCTCTGACCGAGGAAGTGGCGTTCAAAGGCACGGATATGGCGCAAGTCACCATCCAATGTTCTTCCGCTGTCACCGCACAACGTGCCGTGCCGTATCGTGTTGTTGAATACAGTTAATGCAAGCGCATGCCTGACAAAAATAAATTATACCGAGACACAATTGAATTGCAAATCACACCATCTATCCCTTCAACGATAGACTTAGCTGGTACTGTATCTGTGCGTCTCGGGCTTATCCTGACTGACCAGGGCGGTTCCCTTCCGAAAACGAGCGCGATAAATCCCGGTACTATCAGTATAGACCGAAAGTCACAGGGAGGGACATCGTGGACTACCATTGTTGATAATGCTCCATGCAGTGAGCAGGATGGATTTGTCTATTACGATGAGGTATTCGATAGCACAAGCGGATATGCTACATCCGACGTAATTCGCATCACCTTTAGGAACATTAAGGTGACGGATAACGGAATTGACTATGAATTTGTAGGTGACGCAGGTATAACATTTCAGACCAATATCAGCTCTGGCGGTATTGGCGGCATTGCTACGGCTGCAAATCAGATAGCCATCATTGCACGGTTATCAGGCAATATTGTCAACTCTCAGGCAACTGGTCTAAATTTGTACTCTAACAGGGCAACATCGGGCGAGACGGGCGCTGATATTCTGACTATTCCGACAAGTAAGCAACTAAAGATTCATTCATTGTTCCTGTATGTGGGCAATTGTCATGAACGGTCTGTATTGACACTCCGATTGTATACTGATATTAACGGTACGGAACGGCGTATCAAGATTACGAATTTCAATCGGGAGACTTTCTCGAATCCCGATGTAGTATGGGCAGTTAGCGGCACTGTGGCGGTGGCGTCAGACTTGAGATTAGAGATACAGTCTAACCGCTCTGAAGATACAGCAGTGGTAATTGAGTATCAATACGTTATCGAACAAATGGACTTATGATTGGAAGTGGATACAACGATGGATGAATTCCGAGCGATATTAGAGATATATCAACAGTCAAATAAAGCTGTGGTGGAATCCCAAAGAGATTTGACCGAGGCAATTACCGTCTTGAACGTGAAGTTAGATGAGGATATACGATTGGCATCTAATTCACAGGAACTTGTTCAAGAGGTTTGTATAATAGCACGGAATTCGGCGCAAATACAGACCAATATAGTAGATACATTGAAGGCGATTGAGGAGCATTTTTCAAATGGCTTCCGAACCGAAATCAAAGAGTATGTTGACCAGAGCGTTAAGCCTGTGAGCAAAGATGTCCAATCTATTAAGCGCGACATTAATATCATCAAGTGGGCCGTCTCATCAGTCGGGATTATCGCAACTGTAGTGTACACAGTGCTCAAATTTGTTATATAGGGGAGTGAACCAGCTTGCTGTTCACTATGAAGTGGGTCATAATAAAGCGTGATAAAGCGTGGTAACACTTCACTTGAGCCCCGTTAGAAACAAGGTTTCTAACGGGGTGAGCGTGATTTGTTCTCGCCATAACTTCTGCGGCGAGAACCAGAGGCGGATTATTACTCCTCATGCGTGATTTATATGATAATGATATATGTAGAGGATGCAGGCAATACTTTGAACAGAAGTTCCCGAATCTCAGGGAATCCTTCGATACGATATTCACCGACGGATGCATAGGCATACCAGAAAGCCTCGAAGATGTCTACGAAGAGGATTTTCTACAGAGCCTCACAGAGAATGACTATCACGCATTGGAGTTAGCCACCTTCCCGTTGCTGTGGGCTGCCGAAGAGCTGGACTGGGAGCCCCGCTCGTATCAACGGGTGGAACTGCTATGTACGCATAAGCGCCGTCTCCTGCGTTGGGCGAGGAGACTTGGCAAATCAGACCTGTTGGCGCTCTGCGCTCTGCATAAGGCGTATACGACGGGCGAAATCAACGTACTTGTAGCAGCGCCCTTCTTGAAGCAGGTAGAGAACGTCTTCGAGAAGATAATCAAGCTAAGTAATAAGTCAGATGCCGTCTCGGAGTCCATCGTACGATTCGTAAAGACGCCCAACCATGAGATTAAGTTCTCCAATGACAGCAAGATAAGCGGATTTACCACGGGCGACAAGGGCGACGTCGCCAGAGGTCAAGAGGCACACTTCATCATCTGCGATGAGATGGATATGATGAAGGATGACGCCTACGCTGCCCTCTACCCGATGCTGACGGAGGACGAACAGCGGGAGTTCTGGGGGTCAAGCACCCCCACTGGCAAGCGAGATAAGTTCTACCAACTGGCGCATTCGACGCGCTACCGGGAATCGCATCACAACGGAAGGAACCACCCGAACTATTCGCCAGCGATAGAGCAAGAGCAGAAGGACGTCCTCACTGAGAGCCAGTTCATCCACGAGTTCCTCGCCGAATGGGGTGAAGAGGAACAGGGCGTCTTCAAGCATGCCTTTATCGGCACGGCGTTGCGCGAATATGACCTCGAGGATATGGCACCGCAGCCCGGATGGATATATACCATCGGCGTCGATTGGAACAAGCCCAAGCATGGCGACCAGATAATAGTCGTCGGCAGGAACCCTAAGGGCGAGATATGGCTCGTCGCCTGGCATGAGATTTCAGTCCAGAAGCGCACGCATACAACCGCTGTAGAGAAGATAATCGAGCTCAATCGCTACTGGCATCCTGAACACATCTATCTTGACGCCGGCTACGGCGAGATGGCGATAGAGACGTTGCACGCGTACGGGTTAAGGGCGGCAAAGACGGCATCCAAGGCTGACAAGAAGGCGCTGACGCTTGACCTTATCGCTGACGCCAAGCTGTGTAACATCGTCCGCCCGATAGATTTCGCCACCAAGCAGACCATCAAGGACCCGTTGGACGGCGTGACCGAACAGAAGCATATGAAGCCGTTCATGGTCAAACGCTCTGTCGTATACCTTGAGGAAGGGCTCTTGAGATTGCCAGCGTCCCTTGACTTATCCCCTGACCTGTTGGTCGGGCAGATGCGTAACTTCCTCGTCATTAGAATGTCGCCGACGGGCATGCCCGTATATACCAAAGAGGGCATGCACACACTAATCGCCTATATGCTGGCGTTACTGGCGTTCGATGTCGAACTGACCGACATAGCCAAGGACACCTCGCCAGTGCAACTCAGGACGGCGTATCCGGGCAAGGCTAAGGAGAAGGACAAGGATGAGGATGATGCAGTAAATCAGGAGAAGATGAAACGGTTGCCCGGCGAACGGACGACGATGGAGCCATCTTTTGTTGAGGAGCAACGCCCTAAGATAAAGCGGAAGGGTAGCGGTAAGAAGCGCAAGGACTCACGGATAGCTAAAATCAGACAATTGAGGCGTAAGAGTAGACCGAAAAGGAAGATGTTCTGAAAGGAATGGCACATACAACAATCGCCGCTTGATTGTCTATAAGGGGGACTTTGGGGCGGACTTCGGGACCGGCGATTGGTATAATACGAATCAGTTCCGCAACCTAGTAGAACTGGATTCGCTCGGCTGGTACGAGCTGACCACGGGTGTTGACCTGTACTTTAACAACATCGAGCCCAATCAGATTAATCAATCCGGTTATACATCAATTGTCCTCGCAGCCGGCTCCGATGAGGATGAGTATATTCATCAATTCGACTTCAACGAACAGTATGATGTACGTAGCTTTGCATTGATAATTACAGAGCCGGATGCAGTGACGACCAATTTGACGTTCGGCATCGCGGTGGATATCGCCGAGCGTCCTGAAGGCAAAGGCACTTGGCTCCAGGGCATGCATGCGTTCTTTAGATGAAATTATACGAGGGGGAGAGAGATGAGCGTAAGAATCGGTGTACTCAAGTTGGGCGGCATCGGCGACTTATGCGACTTAGCCGTCCTGCTGACAGGTATACGCAGAGCACATAAGAACGCCAGTATAACGGCGATAATAGATGTGCCCGTCATGAAGAAGATTATAAGCAAATATGCTGATGCCCTGATAGTGGATGTGAAGCGCGATTGGAACGCGATATTCAACATGGAGGCGTGGAAGTATGACATCTTTTTTGACCTGCGACCACATAAGGGACTGGCATTCAAAGGCGACGTCTACAAGCACAGCAGGAAGCTGATAGGCAATGGCGCATACGGAAAGCCCGATGAAAGAATTCCAGTACACGTTACGCTGGAGCATATACATGCATGGAAGCATTACAACAGTTGGGAGACGCACAAGCTACAGCACGAGGGTAAGTCTGTCGTTCAACTCAATGCTGAAGCGATAGGCATAGCTCAACACATCCCGAATGGATACGACGACGCCCGCTATGAAGTGCCAAGCAAAGGGAAATATACCGACTACATCACCATCAATACGGGGGCTATGGGCTCTGAAAGAGGTATCAAGCAGACGAAGCAGTGGGAGCACGAGAACTGGCAGGCAGTTGTGGATTCACTCATTTGTGATGGATACAAAGTTATCCACATCGGCAGGCGATGGGAGAAAAAGCTCAAGGGGTGTACGGGATATGTATGGAACAAGCCATTGTCAACTGTGATGCAATATCTGAAGGAGAGCAAGGTACATCTCGGAGTGGAGAACGGAATTGTACGATTACGCCGGCTCGTAACCGACAGGCCATCTGTCGTGCTGTTCGGTCCAACGCATCCCGCGATGTATGGATTTGAGAATAACACAAATATCTGGACCAACGTATGCAAGCCGTGCTTCTGGTTCACTGGTGAATGGATGCACGAATGTGCAATGCAGTGGGATTGTCTATGTATGAAGTCTATAACGCCGGAGATGGTATTATCCAAGATATATACCACATTTGCTTCTGTAAGCCCCGTTAGAAGTCTTGCTGCGCCCCGTCTCGGGGTTAAAGATTAACTTCTAACGGGGTAAAGGGGGAAGGTTGATGAAATTACACTTAGCATGTGGACCACATAAGAAAGAAGGCTATCTTAACATTGATATAGCTCCAGAATCAAATGCGGATATCATCGCTGACATGAGGCAACTGAACTTTGGAGCAGCATCGGTAGATGAAATCTGGATGGAACACGCCATAGAACATCTGACGCGCAGAGAAGCTATTGACCTGATAGGCAAGTTCGCCAACTGGATTACACCTTGTGGCAAAGTGATAATAATTACTCCCGACTTCGATGCGAACGTACAGGAATATCTGAAGGCAGATGCGCAGAAGCGACTACAGCATTGGATTTGTACCATATTCGGCACACAAGAATCGGAAGGACAACTACATAAATGCCACTTCTCTCTTGATACACTGCGAGAGATACTACAACACTTTGGCTTCGCCCATGTCGATATCGAGTCCCGTTACAACGACGTCAGAGATATGTACGAATTGAAGGCTATCGCCAGCATTTCACAAGGGAACGTAACTAAGCAGATACCCGCGGGTGAGATAGTAATATCCTCGCCGTTGCAGGCAACACATCCGGCGCCTGCGCTAAAGAACGGCCACGAAAGGTCAGTGGATGCTGAAGAAGCGAGTCATCCATTCGTCCACATCGGTGTGCCAACGTACAAGTGCCCGGAGGAGTGTTTGCGCCTTGTGAGATCAATAGAAGAGCATACGAAGAATTATGATTTGCACATTATCGTAGATAGCCCAGGACATAATTATAACTTGCTAAATGATTATCCGCTCATCTGGCACGAACAGAATCAAGGGCTTACAAAGACATGGAACGAACTACTGCTGATGCATACGCCTTATGACTGGATATGCCTTATCAACGATGACGTCGCCGTTAAGGAGGACTGGCTGGAGGCGCTATATTGGGCGATGGATAACCGGACAGGCATAGTCGGCTTTGAGCAATGGTATGAGCCAAATAAGCGTTGGTGTAACTACTGGGTTGGCAGTTGCTTCCTGATTAATCCACAAGCTCTCAGACAGGTAGGCATATTTGACGAGCGCTTCCGCTTGCATGCGCAGGACTACGATATGTACTGGCGGATGGAAGCCGCAGGATGGCAGGTAAAGGCTATCCAGCCATGTCTTATTGAACATGATGTCAATGCGGCTATCAGCCAAGTACCTGATGTTGATAATATCGTTGACGAGGATAACAGATTGCTGATAGAGAAGTACAAGACGAGGCATCATGAGATACATGGAAAATCTGCTTTTGACATCAATTGGGGAGATTGATAGAAATGCTATATGACATTGGAAGGATGTTCACAAGAGTTCTATATTGGCTTGCTAAGCCACATGCGATTTCCCGTGCATATCGTGTGACCAGATTCGGCGCGGTTGTCAATATATCTCCGATTAGACGTCGGCAGACAAGGTGGGTGCGAAGATGAGAGACGAGCTTACTTATCGACCCCATATACGATGGCAGCCACCGCCATCTAAGATACCAGAAGAGCCGCCAGAGGAGGAGATACCTGCTATAGAAGGACCCCAGATGGCGGAACTCCTCGCCGGATATGAGCGAGCATTAAATCAACTCGATGAGATAGGACAGGTACTTGAGCGTGATGCCTCTGATTTTGCCACGCCGGTCGATAAGGTCAAGCAGAGACCTCTATGGGAAGCGCTCCAGGTCATTCATCGTCTCATCTATCCGTGTACGACGACGGAAGAAGCGATTATCGTTCCAGATGATGATTTGGGCGAGGAATTAGCCAGCGCAGTGGAGGAGTTAGAAGCGGAATTAGATATCCCCGACGAGGAGCGGATTATTATCGAGCGTGATACCTGACCGACCACGGATGTGCTCAGGTTCGAGCATTACAAGAAAGCCTTAGAGATATTAGAAGGCATGGCCCCGCGGGTAGAATTCGATGATAAGCCAGTAGAGGAGCTACTGAACAACTACAGGGCAGAGCAAGCAGGCATGACGCCAGAAGAATACGCTGAATGCCAGAACATCCATCCATTGTGGATAGCGTTCGTGTTCACCTTCGAGGCTGCTGTGCTACTTATCATATTCAACACGATACTCGTATACATCCGGCGGGTCCCCGTAGTGGGCAAATGGATTAAGAACAAGATAGCTAAGAAGATACATTCAATCCTCGTCAGATTGTTGACCGGCAAGACATGCGAACAGTACAAGGAGTTCGTCAAAGAGAATCCATTGATAGATATTCTGTCAACTCTGGGACTGCTGTAAGTCAAGAACCAGGGGGCTTATGGGGACAATTTACTCCCCATAACATAGAGATGAAAGTAAAGCGCATACCGATAACTCAAAAGCAACAGAGAAGCGCTATCGAGATTATCACTGCCGTAGCCCACTCAGTGGGCTCTCCAGAGTCAACGGCGCAAGCCTCCATACGACAGCAGTTCGCTATGGAGACGTATCAAGATTACAAGGACCTTCGGCGGGATGTTGATGACACATACGATTTCATCAAAGGTGGCTTCGGCTTGCCTGACGCTCCAGAGGACTTCAAAGGAGATGGCTATCCAGCAGCGGAATTACGTTACATCTCTGGCGACCACCTGAAAGGCACCGAGGAGTACATCGCTGGCATTAATGAAATGCTCGGTGGCAAAGCGTTCGATGACGCCATCAGTTGTCTTGTAAAGTTCTTTCTTCCTGATGACCCAAAAGACGCGGAGAAGTATCTACAAGCCCTCGCTTATCTAAAGGTATTCTTGAATATCTATATCAATGGATTGACCGTTGACCTGTCAGACATTACCAAGATGTACAGCAATCTGGTCAACAACTTTGCCATGTATTGTGTCAAGCAGGCGATTGGTGTGGTGAATAAGGCTGTCGATAAGGTATTGTCTCCTGTAGAGGATTTTGTCAATCTTGACCCGCGCGTAAAGGATTGGACGCTCAAGTGCGGACCGTTCGATGAGATGATAAGTAAACTCGTTATGCCAGCAATTGGTCACTTTCGCAATAAGGTCAACAATCTGCTCATGGATTTATATAAGCTGGTGACCATTCGTAATACAAGCGTCACAGCTAAGATGCAGGTCAGATATAACGTGGATAGAGCGCGCAAGATGCTCGCGGTGTTAGAGATGATTGAGCATGCCATTGAGTACGGCGAGATGACCAAAGGCATGGAGGTCGAAGAGATTGAGCCTATACTGCGGGCGAAGGCATCCAAGTGGGGTCCTACCGAAAGGGCGATGAAATATACGGAAAAGACGGCGGAACATTGGGTGAAGATGCAACAGCAGGGAAGTTAGGGCACTAAGGGCTGAAAGAACAATGATTAACTTATTCGGCGTGGATGTAAATAGCGGATTTACCGATATGACCCGACTGAAGACGGTCAAAGGGTACGGGCTTGTAGACGTCAAGAGCCGCGATGAGTTCAAGGGGCCAGATTACGATATGGATACCATCTATAAGGCATGGCTCACAGACAGCTACTTTATGCTCGCCGTCAACAAGCATCTTACCCTGTGTACGAAGGAAGGCTGGGCTATCACCGGTAAGGACAAAACCGCCGTAGACTACATCCGCCGTCGATTACGTGAACTCGCCCGCGTCACGAAGGCGCCCACGTCTCTGTTAATCCGTGATATGCTCCGCGATATCATCCTGTACAGCAATGCCGTCCTCCTGAAGGTACGCGCTCCTGAGAGCAGTTCGGGCAAGCCGATAGAGACAGATGACAAATTAGTAGAACCTGTGGCAGGATACTTCCCTCAGCCGGTGCGCATGTTCAGCGCCAGAAGGGACCCCGACAAGGGAGGAAGAGTCATCGAATGGAAGCAGGATAGGAAGAAGCGGTCGAAGACAGAGGCCGCGCTGAATATCGACATCGATGAGATAGCCAATCAATTCAGACCGGGCTACAAGGGCAAGAGGAACAAGGACGTCAAGACATATTCTCCTTCCGATGTCGTCCACCTTTGGTACAACAGAGAGCCGGGCCAACTGTTCGGCAAGTCATTGTGGATACCTGTGCTGGATGACATCCTGATGCTGCGCAGGATAGAACAGAACGTTGAGCTACTCCTCTACGAGTCCCTACACCCTGTTAAGCATCTGAAGGTTGGAGAGGAAGGCGCATCCGCTCGACCAGGTGAGATAGATGAATGGGAGAGGACAGTCAACGAGATGGAGCCGGATGAATGGCTGGTATCTGACGGACGAGTTAATGTGAAGGTAGAGGGCGCTCAAGGCAGGGCGTTGAACGCTCAGCCGTATCTTGAACATGCCAAGACGAGAGTCCACTCCGGACTGGCGATGAGCGCGGTCGATTACGGCGAGGGCGGTACGGCTAACAGGGGCACGGCGACGACAATCACGCAAATGCGCATTGACCTGTGCAAGGACTTCCAAAATCAAGTGGCGATGCTGTTCAAGATGGAGATTATCGGTGAGCTATTGCTCGAAGGTGGCTTTGACCCGATAGATGAAGACTCAGATATGGTGGAACTGAGGTTCAAGGAGATAGATGTAGATGACCAGATTAAGCGTGAGAATCATGCCGCTGACTTGTATACTAAGAATGCGGTGACGGAGACGGAGATGCGACAGAGGCTGGAGATGGACCCGATAACTGACGAAGAGCGATATGACACCTACTTTGAACGCATCCAGTTGCCGTTGGCTGAGTTGAAGGCGACGCCTGATGATGTGGGAGGCGCTCCTGAGACTAACAGAGACCAACCCGCCAATCAGTATGGCAAGAAGAAGGCGGCAACACCGCCTGTAAATCAGTAGAAAGGAGTACACAGCGTGATAACGTTAGAGGATATCACTATTTATCGTATACCGAATATAGCTGAACGCAATCTTGGATTGTTCTCCGATGGCGTCGATGGTCAGGTATTGATAGCTACGCTCAACGCAACGCGCTCTGGCATCGTGAACAAGAATCATCGCTTCTATCGTCCTGATAAGATGAAAGCGGGCTGTTCTTCGTTCGTCAAGCCGTACGGCAAGCCGTTCCTCGTCCACCACAAGGACGATGTCGATGCGATTGGCATCACACTGAACGCCAAATTCGTCGATATAGCTTCCGATGAGTTCAAGAAGAAGTATTCCAACTGGGAGGACGCCTCCTTCGAGGAGATATCCGCCTTATCCCCGCAGGGACTCGGCAAGATACAGTTGACGAATACCATCTCCGATGAAGAGGCGGTCAGGAAGGCGCTCGATGGGCGCTATATGGGCATATCCGTATCGTTCGACACCAACAAGTTCACATGCAGATGTGGGCATGTATGGTATGATGAATCATCGGATGAGCCCCACCCATGTGACCATACACCGGGCAGTGTTGTAGACGATGTAAGGTACTTTCTCATCCCCGATGAGATGCAGTACAAGCACAGCGCTGTCGTCAATCATCCTGCTGATGAGTTAGCGCGCATAGTGGAGACACAGTTCAAGGATAGCGAGATTATGGGCGTTGAGCTGTTCGCGTTCAACAAGGCTCAAGAAGCGTTGATTAACATGACTGATGCTGAACAGAAGAATGTCTTTGAACAGTATGAGGATGACGATTGCTCCGCCTTCATGGAATTCTGCGACAGCATTCCGCAGGTGGTTACTGTAGTAAGGAGCGTTGATAACGTCTCTTATAGCGGATATCACACTCATGACCTGGTTAATCCGACGGGAAAGCATGGACATTACGATGAAGACCATAATGGTCCTAAAAAGATTGATGGTGACCATGTACATGACGCCAACAATTTTATCGGATTGCATAAGCATGCCGGCATCAAGGGACGTGGTCAATCAGGCGCACATATACATGATGGCACTAATTATGAAGGCAGACATGAACATAGGACACCGGAGAAGAAGCAGGACAAAGTACCTGTATATGTGCCTGAGAACAGGTCATTTGACAATAAATCTGATGACAATAACGTTGATGAGTCAAAGGCGCATGACGCTAAATTAACCGCCAAGCAACGCAATGCTTTGCCTACGAGCGCATTTTGCGGACCAAAGCATCCAAAGACGGGTAAGCCTACGTTCCCTGCCAATGATAAGCCGCATGTTACGGCAGGCTTACGATTGATTGGCAGGGCTAAATGGCTGACACCTGCTCAGAAGGCAAGGACAGTAGCATGCTTGAAAAGAAAAGGGAGGAACATGGGAATGAAGTTCTCAGACGCCGAAATCCAGAAGCTCGCCGATGAAGCGGAGAAAGTCACACTCGCTGACATCGGGCTTCTGAGAGAGGATATTGGTGACGACGACTTCGCCGACAAGACATTCGATGAACTGTTGGAGATTCCGCGCATCAAGGAATTGGTCGAGGACTCGACAGTCGAATTGAAGCAGAAGTTAGTCGCAGCCGAGAGGGATAAGAATACGCTTAAAGAGGCGTTCGACAAGATTAAAGAAGAATATGAAAAGTTAAGCGAACGCGTCGAAGAGCTTGAAGATGCTCTCAAAGATAATCTTGTTGACAAGTTGATAGAACTTAGAAGTAATCAGTATGGTAACAAGACGAAGGAACAAATAGACGGCATCCGCAAATCTCTGTTGGAGAGAAGCATCGATTCTCTGAAGGATGCCATAGCCGATACCCAGGTAGCGGAGAAGCCAGAGGAGGATAAGAAGGACCTGAAGAACGTCGATAATCCTGGTGTAGGCAGCGAAGATGAGCAAGTCAAAGATAAGAAAGGCCACGAAAGTTCAAACGGAGACTTAACTGATGTCCAGACCAGGCTTAAGCTCAAGCATGACAAAGATAAAGATAATAATGATGAGTGATAAATGCTAAAATAAAGGAGTGAATCATAATGCGGCAAAGCACCTCGCAACTAAGGGGAGTAGGCTTCCGGCGTGTGTTCCCGAAGACAACTCATAAATATCACTTCGAGGGCGTAGAGACCGGGGCGATGTACGACAGCTCGAAGGTGCCTTCAGCTTCTCTCCGTCCTGCTCCGTACCTGCCGGTCATCGAATTCATCCAGAAGGATACCAATCCGATGATACCTACCGTCATGAAGGCGGGTACGATAGTGTCGGTAGACGAGAACAATTATCTGGTGCCGTGTAATGGCGGCGTAGAATCAGTCGTCGGCGTATACTCACAGCTTGATGTTGACCATCTCGTCTTGAAGCAGGGAACCGATAACGATGCTGTTCTTTCTAGCGACATCGGCGCTGAAGTAGTGATTCCGCCGAACAAGCCATTCGGCGTGCTGTTCCACGACGCCTATCAGGATACATCTGAAGTGTACATCAACTTCGACCCGCAGGGAGAAGGCGTAGCCGTCGCTACACTCGGATGGGCGCATTACCCGTTCATATCTGCTATTAATGATGGCGGGTCCGATGCGGCATATCTCATTCATATGGGTATGCAACGCAATGAGATTATATGGGGAAGTGGGCAGAAGTTTAATACAAGCACAGGATGGACTGGTACTCATAATGAAGACCTGGCGTTCGCCGGCGTCTTGAATGGTGTCTCCTTGCAAGATACCAATTACGAAGTTAAGGTATTCGTTATGGATGAGAACACCGGTCCTGTTCCGTTCAATGCCACCAACTTTGAAGAGTATACGAACATTAACATCGTTGCGAACGGTGGAACAGGCGGAGTAGACCAACTCCAATTCTTGGTTGACATTCCGGCTGACAAAGATGTATGGGTTTACTATGTAGCCCGCGGCAGCAACTATGTGACAGGTGAGGTATCCAGCGACCAAATATACGTGGACGATACGGCCCCCTTCGCCGATGCGGGGCAATTGATTGTACCGGGTGGAAGCGCGTTCAACTATACCGCCGTTGACCGTAACACCAAGCTGCTAACTGCGGCTACAGCCCAATCTTATGGCGCCTATACCCGCATCAGCATAGTAACGCCTGGATTCTCTCGTCCAGATACACGTCTAAGTGAAGGCGATTATGTCATGTCTGATAGATTTGGCAATCCGGTCAAGTTCACACCTGGGTATGATGCCCCCGACCAAATCATCGGGCGCGTATATACGATTGAAGAAGCTGGCGACTGGAAGAATCCACAATATCCGTGGTCCCGCAACGCAGGCAACATGGTGCAGACGGCGCCCGGCTTAGGACTGGTAGGCAGTGGCACTAACGGGCTACCGCCACACATTTGGGATTCAGGTCAGACTGACCCGGAGCAAGCAAGAGGCATGTGGATAAATCTGCAATGTCGGTAACGAGTAAGTGATAACTAATACCACTATTCGCATGTAATTAACTGATATAGGAGTGAGATCAAATGCCGAACTACACAGGTCAATACTTAGATGACCGCAACATTGATAGAGTATGGTACGGTGTCATTGACCAGGTGGCCGACATCTGGGATAATGGCGGATACATACTCGATGAAGACAGGCGCAATCCAAGGGTGAAGCCGCTCGACATGGTCAAGCACTTCGAGGGCGCAGTCAAAGAGATAATCGTATGGAACGCCAAGGAGAACAACATGGAGGATGCTATCACTCCGCAGGATGTTCCCCTGGCTTTGACCCACAGTATCACGCGCACAGTCGAGCGCTCTGCTCAACCGTTGCTTGTAGCCCAATCACTCTTGACGAACATGCCGATGGAACGCGATACCGTCTATGAGCCGGTTATGACAAGCGGACTTATCGGCGCTGCCAGCAGAGTCTCGCCACAGGGCGAACCAAATTCGGCGATAATCACGTTCGAGGCGACTGCTGGCGTCAAGACGGAAAAGTGGGGCTTGCGATTGCAGTTCACCGAGGAAGTAGTTCAGTATTCCAAGTGGCCTGTCGTTCAATGGATACTGGATGAAGCCAGTCGAGAAATGGCGAGAGCCAAAGAGGTAGACGTCTGGCAGAAGGTCATCCGATGGAGCCGTTGCCATATACACGGCGGCGCCACCCCTCCTGCCGGCGTCAACTTAACGCCTACTGCAAGAAGAGTACATGGTAGGGATATCGCCGGGGCTCTCAACGGTACGATGATATTGGATGACCTTTTTGAAATGATGGCGTACATGCTCACCGAGTCAGTCATGCCTGATATGCTGATAATGAATCCGTGGGCATGGAAGATATTCGCCACATCTCCTGAACTGCGCACATTCGCCATGTTAAACGGTGGTACGCTGTTCAAAGCACCACAGGGTAACGTACAAATAGCATCTTGGGGACAAAGAGGATTTGCTACGCCTAATCCTGAGTTGCCCAATCAATCTACTCTGTACGCTGATATACCTTCACTTTTCCCGCAGCCGTTGCGCATTGTCGTGTCACCATTTATCCCATACAACCCGACAACTCAGACAACAACGCTGATTATGGCTGTCAATGACCAGGTGGGTATCTACCTTGACGGTGGACCCGTTACTACGAAAAAATGGGAAGACCCGCTGCATTCGATAACAGATATGATGTTGCTTGAGTTCTGGAACGTTGCGCCCAAGAACAACGGGCGATACTTAGTGTCAGCAGTGGAAATTTCAACCGCCAAAGGATATGATTGGGAATCTAAACTCGTATGGGATGCCAGCAACAATCCATTACCATCATAAAGTGATGAGTGATGGACTGGCACCAAGAAGCAGGTAGACTGGTGGAGTGGTGGAGTAATACTAATCACCACTAACCAATCACCAATTACCAGAAAGGGCGGAGCTTTTCTGGTCAAGTGCTTCTCCTTGACCAGCGAACGAAGTGAGGGTTTTTCTGGTCAAGTGCTTTTCCTTGACCAGTTGAGCGAAGCGAAGGAGAATCAAATGGCAGAAGAAAAGGCGAAAGAAAAACAGGATACACCTGACTTTGGTACGAAGCTAAGCAAAGTAACCGGCAAGGAAGAGAACATTGTAGGACGAGTGAAATTGAATTGCAACAAAGCCGCATTTTGGTCATTGGACGTTGACCTGAACCTGGAGGCGCCTATTCCTATACTTAATACAGATGGCAAGGTGGTAGCTAAGGGCGCCGATGAAGCTGACGTGTTGGAGCATCATCTTACAATTAAGAATCCATTGGGCAAACCCCTTGGCAATCTGTCTGAATTTGTACTTCTTGCCGGTATTCAGACAGGACAGATAATCGATGTACATAATACCTTGGGCGCAGAGCTGATGTTCAGCGATATAGAGACAGATGATGCCAGTTTTAGAGCCCGATATAATGCCGTGGTCGAATCATTAATCCCTCAGCCAGCCAAAGATTTAATAGATAAGCCGTTAGATGTAGTCACACAAGAGATTAAGAAGTGGGCTGATGACCTATTACTGTTGGGCGTGCGAAAGATTATAGCACAACTAAGTGAGATGATTAATAAGGGAGATGACCGACAGCTCGTCCAAAAGATAATGTACATCCGTGATAGAGAAGGACGCGATATGAATCCAAGGAAGTCACTATTAGAATGGCTCGATGACAAATTGTCTAAGATGAATGGCTACAGCTTTATCGAGAAAGAAACCGTAGAGGTAAAATCCAATGCAACTAACAGTTAATCCGAGCAACGGGGCAAAGGATTTTGACATCGATGAACGCGTCACCATCATCTCCGATGTCCCTGTAAATGAAAATAGCATATCAGGTGAGGTAATCAACCTTACCCTGGCAGGCAGTCAACAGGTACAGGTATCTCTGTCATATGATGACGCGGCGCGGACGATTACAGTTACGCCACAACAGTATCTGTTGCCAGAGTCATCGTATACCCTTGTTGTACTCGGACATGACAACGGATTGAACAACATATACCTCCAGGATGATGAAGGTAATCCCCTTAGCTCTACTATTGTGGTCACGTTCACCACTTCCGCGCAGGTGGGCGTGCCGCATGATAGGGTACCAGCGCCGACCATTGAAACCGTCTATGTGCCCACGTTGGTCGCGGAACACGGATTGACTGTCACCGCTACAAGTCCACCGACCAATGCCGCTCATATCAGCAGCGTCGATGAAATAGTCTTACAGTTCGATGAGCCTCTAAGTGACACTTTCGATGATGTATACAGCCAGATTATATCAATCATCGCCGAGGACATCGATGGCGAGGCGGATGACATAGAAGTATCATTCTCCACATCAGTCTCCGACGGACTGTTGTATGTTACTCTGAGCGGCGCTTTACTGCCTAATAAGATTTACAGAGTCATCGTAGATAGGCGTATACAGAGCGTCTATACCACACAAATGGAGAAGGATTATACCTTGCTCTTTGCATCTCAATTGTCTCCATACTACTCGACAGAGAGACGTGTAAGGCAAAGGATAAGCACCTTCATCGCCAACCTGCCATCGCTCCCTGTCTGCTTGCAAATCCGTGAGAACAGTCAATATATTCAGGACCGGATAAGTACCGGGACACTGCAAAAAAGTGAAGGCAAAGCCTACACTTTTTGGTATCATCGCGACTGGGTAACCTATAGGACGCAACTACAGATTATTAGCCTCGCCCTCGGTGAGACGATTGCTCATAGCGGCATCTCTGAACGTCTCGGTGAATATCAGATGTACATAGATGTCCGGGAGCCAGAGGGACTCAAGAGGCTGTACGAAGAGATAGAGGGTGAACTGTGGCTCTGTACGCAAGAGATGCCGACGTTAAAGATGCCGTATATAGTAAGCGGCAAGTCGGCAAGGCAATCGGAGCATACCGCATCCCAAATCCGAGGCGGACGCACGCATAATATTCGACCGCACCGACGCGATTGGTTAGGTGAATATGTCGTCATGACGCGGAGGCGCACATGAGACTAACTCCTGTCCCCTCGCCAAGAGGACACTCAATCGGCATAGATATCCAAGCTAAGATAGCAGACTTAATTGCATCGCACGGTACATATATCCTGTATCGCAGAGCTGTTCGTTCGGATAGATGCCACTGTTGGGATGTGTCCAGAAGGGAAGCCCACCCGCAGTGCGTCTGGTGCTTCGGCACGGGCTGGCCCGTCCACGAGCATCTGCGCAAAGCCATCAGCCAATCCGTCGTCGAACAGGGGACAAGAGCTACGGCTGAGAGACAGACATCTTACGGTGTTGTCTTTTCGCCTAACAAAGCATTCATCCTCACGCCGGATTGTCGTCCTAAAAGAGCCGACGTCATCGTGGAACTGGACAGCGATGAGGCAATACAATATGCCAGGTATCTCGGGCGCAATGCCATCCAGGGACACGCTAAAATGCGCCATGCGGACTTCCAGCATCACACAGAGATGCGAAAGGCGCTGCTCACAAGCGCTAAGTGGGATATTAACTTAGTGACGCCAAAGGTGACGCTCGGCAGAGTGGAATACTATATCTGCTTCTGCCGAGGCTGGTCAGGGAACAGATAAGATGCAGGTAGAATATCCAGACATATCTATCGTAAGCGGTATAGACAAGCTGACGATTAGCATCGGCAAGCCGGATGATACGATGTACGCCGGCACTGCCGTCAAATGGCGCAGTGAAGATGGAGAAGAGGATACAATGGATGCAGGCGCCGATGATACCTTCATCATTGATGTTATCGGCGGCCTCACCTATTACTTCTCCGTTCAAGGATACAACGTCAATGGCTTTGTGAGCGAATGGTCGCCCGAAGTTGAAGGTATAGCGACATCTGGTCATCAAGTCTCGGCGAGGGAAGGCACCCCGCTGGATATAGATGGCTTCTTCATGTTATGCTTCCGCCTGATGACCTCATTGCGGCCAGATATAGTGTTCACCGAAAGTGAGCCAGTTGACCTGTTCGGACAAGAGGACGACTTTGAAGAGCTATCGCTCGCTGAATTGACACAATACAGAAGTCTAAAAGCTAAGTTGCTGACAGGTGAGCTTACAGATGCAGAGTTATCAGCCTATACCTCTCTGTGTCAACGTCATGAACGATTGAATAAGCCATATATCATATTCACTCTTGACAGTCGAACGCCCGGAGGTGGCATTAAGCCATCTGGCAAGCGGCAGCAGATAAAGGGGATGCGCAAGCGAAGTTATCCTTCTGAGCAGGCGGGTATGGCAACGGTAGACAGGATATGGACATATGATAACATCGTCGATTTCACAGTAGTATCGTTAAGCAAAAGAGAAGCGGATGAACTAATTCTCTGGCTACAATATACGCTGGAGGATTACATCCCCTGGTTCCAATCGAACGGTATAGATGATTGCCACATGGTACGACGGATAAGAGATGAACTTGAATTCGGCAACAAGATATTCGTTCATCAAAGGCATCTGTACTGGTTTGTCAGGACGTATAGAGTATCGAGTCAACAGATACGTGCAATAGAAGAAATTGTCATTAACAATGGCATAAGGGAGTGAAAAGGATGTGACTAAGTAACATCCTATTGTAATGAACGAACAACGTATACCGGGAGTCCGCAGTATACTCATCGACAATAGCTTACCGATTGTCAGCGAGGTGGCGGGCGCGAACCCGAGCATTCTCATCATTGGAACGGCTACCGATGGTCCGCTGAATACGCCTGTACAGATAGCTACGCGTAAAAGCGCTGGAGCACCTATACGAGAGGCGGCGAACTTGCAGAAAAGCATCTTCGGCGTCACTGAGCAGGGCTCAACATTAGTGCGCGGCATCATCGAAGCCTTCGATGGAACAACCAATGGCACTCCTGATATACGCGGACTGCGCATCGGCAAGACAGCCGCAAGAGCACAAAAAGCGCTGCAAGATAGTCAGCCAGAAGATAGTATTACCCTTGAAGCAATATATGCTGGCACTATCTATAACGATGTCGTAGTTAAGCTCGCAGGAGATTGGCTGTATATTACCAATCCGAAAGAGGCAAAAGTAAGTAAAGCAACCAGCAAGTTCAATCTGACCGCATACGCCACGCCCGGCGCCCTCACCGATGCGATTAACAGCGATGATAATGCCGCTCAAGTTGTCACGGCAACGGCAGAGACCGATACGGTGGAGAATGAACAGCACGCACCCGCCGCGTCTATTACGCCTAATACCGCAGGTGGCAGTCCATCCAGACCGCTTGCTTCGCTACTATCAGTGACCGAAGAAGCAACGATGACGGATGAAGAGATAGCCGCTGGCTCATCCTCGGTCTCCCTGTCGCGCGGCGCAAAATACAGCGCTCCGCCAGCGACGGTGGATGAAGCCGATGATGACCCGACAAAGTATGCTTTCAGTACAGTCAAAGCGTCTATCGTCAGAAGGCAAGTCGCCGTCACCCAGGTGGGTGGGCAGAATGTCTTAGATTTGAGAAGTCATAACGCTATCTTCTACGGCGGGAACATTATCCCTGGGGCGCTCACTATTACCGATGCGCAAGGCAATTCCTACGCGCCCGATGCCGATGAGGGCGCCAACAGCGATGGCGTCTTCATCAAGCAGAGCGAGATGTTAGCGGCAACGCCTGATAACAACGAATTCATCGCCACCCATACGGGCATCATCAAGTTAAGTGATAGCGTGGGCAGCCCGCCTAATGTCGGCGATCTGTTCACCGTCTCCTTTGACCGCTACGCCTTTGCCTTAATCTCGGGCGAGGTAGTAGGCACAGCCGGCGTCGATGCTGACCAACTCAAGTATATCCCCTCCGTCCGGAATGAGACGGCGTCTTCTAAGTTATGGGGTATAAGTGCGGATACCACCGGTGCTCTCACAGTTGTATACGTGATGGCGGCTGATTACGCCGGAACGAATCCCAATGCAGGAGAAGTAGTTATCAACGCTGAGACTGGCGAGTGTAAATTCAATACGGATGTAGGTGGTGAAGATGGACAGACCATCACGGCGTCCTACTACATCGACTATCGTGCCTTTGGCGAGCCCGACGTGGCGCCATATGATACTGATGAACGCTTTGTCCAGGTAGGCGTTGCACCGACTGCTAACTTGCACTACCGCCTTGGCGGGACATCAGTATCCAATAGCGTCAATTTTGGCGCGGCGTTGCCAGAACTCATTAAAGTGACGTACAAGTATGATAAGGCTTTAAGCATCGGCAGCGCTGAGAACGAGGGCGAATGCTGGCTGGCTACTGATGGCAAGACGGTGCATTTCAGCCCGACGCCAACCGGACAGATTGCGCTCAGTTACCAGCATTATCAGGCTATGCCAGGTGACCCGGTCGATACGACGCTCACCGGCGGCAAAGACGGCGTCTTCATGGAGCCGGATACCATCTATGAAGCGTTGCAGGAAGCATTTGAGCTCTTAGAGAACTACGAGGCAGACATCATCGTCTTCCCCAGCGTCTACATAGACTCGCTCAAAGCGGGCTTCGACGCCTCTGGTTCACCGGGTAACGTCAACTGTGGGTATCATACCCTCATCAATAGCTTCCTGCGGACGCTGTCGGAGGAGTACAAGGAAACCATCGGCATCATCTCCGTGTCGCCGTATCCGGGCGCCGCAGCCTCGCAACCGGGGTATGGCTATAACATCGACAAGATAAAGGGCACGACTGGACAGATAAAGGGCGACGAACTCACCACGTATCATACCAACCTGACCGCTCCGGATGCTGCCTATCCACAACGACCGGCGACCGTGATGGACAGCTTTGAGAGTTATAGAGGATTGGTGTCCGTCTGCGCCTTTGAAGTCTTATTCCCCAAGGGCGTCTATAACGTGCCGTACTATGGCACCGGTGAATGTCTCTATGCGGGCTTGCTCAGCAGCATCCCCGTGGCGGAGGGCTCGACGAATAAGCAGTTGCCGACGGTCAGCCAGTTGAGGTACAAGCTGTTATCCAACAGTCAGTTGGAGAAGATGGTGCAGATGCGCTATGTGACGGCTGCTGTCAGGGGTACTGGATTACCATACCTCGTTGACGGTATGACCGCGGCGCGCAATGTCTCAGATAGCGACCGGTCGGATTACGTGCGGGTCTCTACCGTACGTGTGGTCAAGACCGTACTGACAGATATAAGGGCGACTGCTCGCAAGTACATCGGCAAGCCGAATGACACCATTATGCAGGTGGCATTGAATGACGAACTCAAGCGCTTGTTGAATGCCAAGGTAGAGCAAGGCATCTTGGCGCCGGGCAGTAGTGTTGCCGTGAGCGCTGACGCCACCCAACGGGTACTCGGCGAACTCAACGTTGACCTGACACTAAGACTCAGATTCGAGATTCGCGAGGTATTCGTGACAACAACACTGTCAGCTTAGACTTTATAAAGCTGAAGGGGAATAAAAGGATTTAATAGCAGCGCACGCTTTTACCGACCTTTGGTGGATGATAATCCGCCGAAGGTCGGACGAGCGCAACGAGTAGGAGTGTGATAATAATGTCTGAAAGCATTTACACCAGCTTTAGCGGCTCACAGATAGTAGCAGTAACCGATGACGATGTCCTCGATACGATGCAGGCGGTATCTTGCAGTGTCACCGCAGAGAAGGCGCCTATCTATGTGATGGGTAAGCGAGAATTCCACGGTGTGACGACTAATAAGTTGGCTGCTGCTGGAAGCATCGTCGCCATCGTTGACACTGAAGACCCATTCGCCTATAAGCTCACAGGTAACGGCAAAAAGGATATCTACTTGCCTAATAGCGAGAAGATTAATAAAATCACGACTGCGACGGGTACTCCGGCGAAGTTTGGAACTCAAGCAGGAGCAGATATCAGCAGCGTGAGACAGGAGGCGGCGCCTCGATATACCTTTGAGCTCAAGCCATTCAATCTTGTACTCATCGGAGTTGACCTTGAAGGACAAGCTATCAAGAAGGTCATCGAACAATGTTCTATCATCAATGAAGGATTTGTTACCGGTATAGATGAAGACCATCTTCAGATGACATACGCTTACATTGCAAAGCGTACCGAGCCGTGGCAACAGATAGCTGCCGCAGCAACGAAAAAATAATGACTATGAAAGGGGGAGAATCCCAATGCCAGAGAACACAACAGAGAATACCGACAGAGAAGCCAACTTTAATCAATGGCTACAAGCGTATCAAGCCGGCCTGACACCGCCGGTATCACCGATTACATGGATGCTTTCTCCGCCGACGCCAGAACAACTGGACGTCTGGCGGGAACAGTACGGCGACATATATACCGTCGTTATCACCGACCCTGACGGCAGGGTCACACAAGACAGCAAGGTATATATCTACAGAGGACTGCTCTACCGTGAGTATACGGAGATCGCTGCTTCCGCTCAATCAGCGGCGGCAGCAGAAGAGGAGACAGTCAAAGTCTGTGTGCTGCATCCGAAGATAATCGACACCGAATTACCCACAATGCCCGCTGGTCTGGTGGCGACGCTGTTCTCTCAAGTAGAGAGAGCGTCCATGTGGTCTAACGCCACCGTAGTGGGAAAGGTCTAAAGGCAAGCAGGGCGTATCTTGACACGTTCTGGGGACAAGCCGAACACCTTATCTGTAAAGCGTTCCACTGCTTGCCCGGTGACCTTAGCAATTATGATGTCCCTACCCTTCTGCGTACCCTGGCGCATGCTGAAAGGATGTTGGACGTACAGGTCACAATCCATGAGGATGTTACAGCAATACCGGAATTACAAGAAGACAACAGTGTTGCGTATCCTTTTGGTGACCTGGCGAAATTCCAACGCAAGTATCATCTGACCGATGAACAATGGTTGCGTAAATACGGATACTTGCAAGAAGAACCACAAGTCGAAGATGCTCAAAGCGATGAGCAGCCCGACGGAAATCCTCTACAGGGGCGCATCAATACATGGAACCTTCCAGAAGGAACGGTAGATGTAACAAAAAGACCAGGGGCAGCAGACATCTCGACAGAACCCCTACCTCATACGGCACAACCGAAGTCCACTCAATTCACCCTAACCGACGATTATTATGCGCAGGTACCTCTCGCAATGAGGCATGCGCTCGAACGGATGTATCAGACGAAGAAAGGCAACCTTGAAGTGCCATTTGATGCAGATAAAGATAATAAGAGGACCTAATCATGCAATCGTATACGGGCTCGAATGTAATGGCATATATCGACATAGGTGAACGGCGCCTGTTCGATAGCATAGAGGACATAGAGAATGCTGGCTTTCATATCGGCAATCTAAGTTATGTTACCTATAACGTGCTGTGGGATAAGCGTGAGCGCAAAGTGCTCGGATTCAGAACACCACGCGGACACGCCAGAGGCACGCGTACCATCGCAGGCACACTATCTTTCACCCAGATGCATGAGCATCCGCTGAACAAACTGCGTCAAGCATTACGCGTTATGCCAGGGCATGACATCCACCGACGACTTAATCTATATCTCATCTTTGTGGATATCGAAGGTGATTATGTATCCAAGATGGCCTTCTACGGCATCGAACTCCATACCGAAGGGACGCGCTACGATATAGAATCACCCGGACCACTCCCCTTTGTCATACAGTATACGGCACTGGATTTTGACCCCCTAACCGCAATTACGCCTGGGACTTAATTATGAACGATATCGTCTTTAATGGACCAGCATACGTACAGACGGATTACTATTCCGGCATCAACGTCACCTTCTGGTGTAGAGGCACATGGATAGACGACGTCGATAACATCATGTATGTGGAGACGTCGGAGGACCGACCTCTATTCGGTTATCACTCGAAGTATTATTCGGGTATGGCCACCGGCAGACAGATAGTTCAGGGCACCTTTTCCGTCGGCTTCATTGCGCCTGATTACCTCCAGAAGATAATCCTGGTGACGGAGCCTGACCCGCAAGAGCGCCATGATATCAATCTGAGCCTTGAAGACCGTTTAGCTGGTGACTCCGCATGGCAGCTTGCGAATGTAGCCGTTGACCAACATTATAAGACGTTGCAGAGATTTGCAGCGGACGATCAGGGTTATGACCAGGCAAAGGGCAGCTTTAACAAGGCGGTCAGACGGCGGTCCCAAGCGCGCAGTCGTATCCTTTACGATATGGCGATAACGCTGGCGGGCGCCAGAAGTGATGTCATTATGTTGTCGGAGGATGACCCACAGGAGGCGCAGTTAATCCAGCCGATAGATATACCGCCATTTGATATACGGATACATTACGGTGATCCTGTCGATATGCGAGCGTCCGGCATACAGACGCATAGAGAGCAGTCTCGACGAATTGTCGGCGTTAAGATTACTCGTACGGAACACAGAGTAGATACATCCGGGGAGGCGCTTGTCGATGTGCATAGCTTCTTCGCACAGCGTATAATATATTGACCCAAATTAAAAGACATAGGCAAAGCCTGTGTCTTTCAGCAGGGAGCTTGACTATGACACAATACATGTACCATCCCGAAGAGCAAGGCGCTGAATTCGTTGAATTAGTTCCATTGTATGACCTTCACTTTTCCACCGGCAAGCAGACTGATTTTTGCCGGCCAATTTTTGAGCAATATGTAAAATACATCTCTGATAACGCTAATGTCGCTACCTTTTTAGGCGGGGACATCTTGAACACCGCGGTAAAAGACTCCTTATCTTTCACACATGAAGGAGGCTCACCCTTCGAGGAATTCAAAGCGTGTGAGGAGATACTTGGCACAATCAAAAGTAAGATTATTGGCTTGATCGCCGGTAATCATGAGCGTAGAGTGAAGGTATCTACCAGTTATGATATATGTGAACTCCTCGCCGATAAGCTCTCAGTACCGTATTTCGGCGATTCCGTCCTGTTATCCATCGTTGTCGGCGAGACGGTGTACCACATACACTGTGTCCACGGGACCTCAAGTAGCCGCACCGCGGGCGGTAAGATTAACGCTGCCATGCGCGGCAAAGGGGTAATCCCTAACGCTGACATTTACTTATCAGGGCATACTCACGGTTGCATAGAAGAATAGAGGTAGTGGTCTAAATTATGCCTCAACACAACAGCATATATAATCGAGACGATGGGAAAAGAGACAGGCAAAGCCTATCTCTTTACACTACGCGAGAGCGCAGTATCTTTTCACGCCATCCGTATATAACAACCTTTGGCGCCGCCGTCGCTGGTGGTATTGCGACTATTGTAGGTGTTGCCGCCGCAGGACGGTTCCCCGCCTTAGCGCGGGCGGCTTCCCGGTTGGCGGGATATACGCCCCCATATGTCTCAGGTGCCACATCTGTCGTTGGCGATGTGCTGTCAAGAGGAGCAATTACATGGAAGGGACTCACGCGGCATCCCGAGGCGATGTTCGGAAGGATGCGGACAATTGCTTCCGAAGCGTGGACGCGCGGCATGACGCGAGCCCGCCGACCGGTTGCCGCGGAACTATACCGAGAACTGGAGCACGCCGAAGCATTCGTTAGTCATGTGCGTGGCAGTCTGCCAGAAGAACTGACCGGCATAGAGACAGATATAATAGCCTCAGTCAGGCGTGGGCTTGCAGAAGATGTTGAGCGCCGATACGCCCGGATGCAGCCATCCCGGTGGGAACGAGCGCTTGGACTTGAACCAGCGTCAATGGCGCAATTCCTGGGCGAAGAAGATGCTACCGATGTCCTGCGCATGATGCGCGAACTCGGCATCGAACGTCCACTATCTGAACTTCGCGCTGGACGCGGTATTTATACGCAAGCAGGTAATGTCCTCGACATCAGGAACGTCATGCCAGTTGGTGGCATCAGACGCTTCTTAGGCAATCTCAATCGACAATTTGCCATTAATATACCCATATTTGGACGACTACGTCCCTTTGAACTATTTCATATCTCCACCATTGAGGACATTGCTTTTGCCCCTCGCTTTACCTATCATCCCTTCGGCGCCAAGTATATGGGAGCTAAAGCATTAGAAGAGATCAGCGCTCCTGCTGGCGCCGTAACTATTGGACAAGCGTTATATGAGATTCGACCCAGAGGGCTCGAACAGATACCCGGCAGATTCTTCAGCGCACCGCGCGGCGGTACCCTCGAACGTGTCATCGCAGATATTACTGGGACGCCACGCTTTGATATACCATCAGTAGAAGAGCTTGCTGAACAACGCGGCTGGGGTCCGAAGCGCACATGGCTGCATCGTATGGCGAGGGCTCTCCATATTGGTCCTACATACGGCACTGAGAAGCCGGTCTTCCATCGCTTGGGTCAATGGTTCCGCCGATTTACCGGGACGGAAGACGTCCGCTTCGGTATGTTCGCCAGCGATATCGTTACTGATGTGCAGCGCGCAGCCTATGGTCGGCTCCAGGGACTCGAAGAACAACTTGCTGCTGCTGGTAGACTACCGTTCACCGCCGAACAATTGGCCGGTCAGACGATGGCTGCCCGTATCGGACGCATCGCCGACGACTTAGCCGAAGCTGACGTAACATTGCTTCAGGAGATGGAAGGGCGCTTATCCAGGGCAAGGGCATTCATCTACAAAAGGATGCCGACGGACTTCGCGTCCAAATATTACGAACGCGGCACGAGCGAAGCGGCGGCTCTGGCATCCGATGAAAGTCTGATCGAACACTTTCTCCGTGAGGAGCATGTACCTGTCCCTGCTGGCACAAGTGAGTTATTTAACTTACATCGTCAGTTAAGAGGCACACTTGTAGGCGAAGCGCCGACAGATGAGACGCTACGCATACTCAGGCAACGTAATACCGCTGGCATAGAGAATACCGAGGTCATTAAGAGATATGTCCTGCATAATCTGGCTACTACCGGAGGACGAGGTCCGGTTAGAGCGGCTATCCCATTGGAGGAATCCCTCGCCCGAGTAGATGAACTGTTCGAGCAGGGCGTCCTTTCGCGCAAGGCATCCCGACAAGCGCGTGACTTCTTTACGTCTATTGACTTCATGGAGAAGTCATACGATCCGGAGGCAATATCGGGTGCTATAGAACGCCTGATGACGCCTACTGGCGGTCCTTTCAGGCGGTCTGCGTTAGCGCGCATGGCGCCCTTCTATGAGGCTGGCGACCTCGACCTATTTGAGCGAGCTAATATCTTCGGCGAGGCTACACGGATACCCGTAAAGGCATCTGCTACGCCAAAATTGACCGCCTACTACCTGATGGAACGCCCAATGCGGTTGCGCGAGTACCTTATCGGCGGGCATCCACCCACTAAGGGATTCAAAGGACTGTTCAAGAATATCTTCCTCCGTGATGTTATCGGTATATGGGCGGCTTATCAGGGCTTACGCTTTGCAGATGATGTCATCGACCAGGTAGAAGTCCCCGGTCTGGAGCATGGTCCGATAGCAGCTTCGGCAGGCGTGCTCATCAAAGCCAAGGAAGCGATGGCTACTGTGCGGGACATTACGGGCATCACCAGCACTGCTCAAGGCATAGAGGGATTATTGCCCGGCACTATCACAAGTCCATTTGCACAATTGGTTCGGCTGGCAACGCCATTATGGACCGCTCCTGTAGGACGGATGGTAGGCGGTAGAGCAGGAGGCATAGCGGGACTCGCCCTCGGCATGGGCGCAGCCGCGATGGGCTGGGGAGATTTAACTCAATCCAGTAAAGAACTCCATAAGATACATACGGGAGAGACAGAGATACCCGTCCGGGCTGGTAGATGGTGGCTGTTGGGCTCTACTCCCTGGAGTGGGGGACGCGTACAGTATTATCGCAAGCATTGGTATCCTCGCCTGAAAGATAAGAGCGAATATGAAGCCTGGGGCGGGGCGATGGGATACTGGAAGTATAACTTCCCCGGCGTCGGCACAGTTGCTACGATGCTCGACCCTTACTATCGCCAAAGGATAGATCCGAAGGCAAGTACATATCTTGAGACGGGCTCCTATGGGTATGATATACCACTAATAGGACCGATGTTCGCTGCCACAGCAGGGCAGATTATCCGACCGAATATTAAGCTGCATCCAGAACAGTGGGAAAGGCTTGAGCGCATAGCCCAACGGAAAGAGATGCCGACGGATGAACAGGAGATGCTCATCTATGCCCAAGGTCAAATGCCTTATAGGTCAACTGACTTAAAGTATGCTATGGGGCAGACCTTCCGTAATCTTCAGTCCTGGACTGGGATTTATGGGTTCTTTTCTCAGGTAGGATTGCAGAAGCTGACGGGCAGTGAGACGCCGTTCACTGACAGAGATGTCATCGAGCCGGCGACCCGGATGACATCATTGGAGCGTCAGTTCTATAATCTACAGTTAGGTGACCCCGGATTTACCGAATTGATGCGCCGATTCATCGCCAAGCATCCATATTACGTCGGCTGGGTCAATCCGACGGAGACGGCGTTGCCCGAATGGGTCCCTGATGAGGATTACTTTGAGAACTTCATGCGTGGCTCTCCCACAAGTCATCTGCGTACAGATGCCTTGCTACGCACACCGGGTCCTGAGTTCGAGAAAGCATACGGCATTGAAGGCGAATACACGCCGCTGAATAAGATACTAACTTTGTCCAAGATGGCGCCGTGGAGCAAGGAATACCGACAACAAGCGGCAATAGTACGAAGACAAATAGAGGCAGGTGCATTATCTGAAGAAGAGATACAGCAGTATAGTACAATCAGAGAGCAAGTGCGTACCATCAAGAGAGCATTTGATATTGAGCCATACCGGGAGGATTGGTCTGGCTATTTACCACATGAACAACTATTGGGTAAGCTCTGGGAGAAATTCACGCATGCGCGCATACCGTATATCCATAACAAATTGCTGCCTTATGATAGCGCCGTCGAGTATTACAAGCGCAAGTTCGTCTATGGCGCTTCATTCGGTGAATGGGAACGCCCGATAGAGACGATCGCCAAGCCAGCTATTGACCTCGCTGCTGAAGAGCCATTACCATTTGCCATTGCTCGCGGTGCGCTATATGGCAGATTATTCGGCGGTACGCCCGCAGCGCGCCTGGGCATGTCCATTGCTGGCGGAGCATATATCGGACAACTCTCGGCGAGGAGACATGCAGGCGAATTTATGACCGGTGAGCCTTATATCCCGGAACGGACCAAACGATTGCGCGGTATGCAACGATACCTCGACCGGTTGGAATATGTCAGAGCTATGGGTGAAGGGGATACTCAGGACGCACAGCGCACAATGGTCGGAGCCAACGTCTTTGGTTCCTATCTCGCTATATACAGCGCTTTACCCAAGATGGAACGCAATCTGCTCAGAGATATGCTTGAACTCAGCGGCGACGAAAGGGAAGAGATGCTCGGCTTACTCTCCCCGGATGTCGGACGGATTATCTCTGCCCAATACATGCGTCAGGATATGAAGGGTATGACCGAAGAGGAGAAGCGACCGACATTCAGGCGCATGCGCGTTGAAGCACAAAGAGACATTGACTACGAAGTGGCACGATACTTCTCCGAAGAGGCGCCGTTGCCTTCGCACGGATGGGCTGGCTGGCGAAAAGACACAGGCAAAGCCTATGTCTTTGGCGAACACTTTGACATCTTTGAATCTGCCATAGCAGAGGAGGAGGGTGTCGATTATCATGATCTGAACTTATGGGAAGATACAACGCGAGTAGCGGAGGCATTCGACCCCGAGATACCTTATCCTGCGGGCGATCGAGCAATTGGCGATATAAGAAGGCAGATAGAGGCAATAGCAAATGCTAATGGCGTGGATGTCGATAATATCGAAGTTATGCCGACAGATACCGGAGAGAACACCATCGAACTGAATCTGCGAAAGAAGAAGAACAGGGAACTGGAATGGTGGCTACAACAGAACAGACATTCAATGTTGGGCGCTGCATAATCGGCATGAATATGTTCGCCATACCTGATATCGTACAGCCAGATACCTCTATGACGTTCTGGATCTATACGGAGGACTTCCTGATAGAGAATAGGCTGACTTATTCAATCAATATGAATATTGATTAATTACGTATTGTGCGTTATGCACAATACGTAATCTCGTCAGTGAATTAATATGAGAGGATTCATCTCCAACATAATTGATGATGCTTTACAGACTGCCAGAGAGACGACGACGATGTTCCGCGCCGGCGCCACCGGTTGGCGCTTTGTGCCGGAGACGTCTGAAGCTGGTGTGTATGTAGGTCCCGAAGCAGTAGTTCGGACAGGACATAAGGCGGCCTATGTGACATCAGAAGCGCGCCTCTTTCGCCCAGAGACCATCAGTAGGCTAAGTGAGCAGGGACGAGCCGCCCATACAGAATACCAGCCGGAGTCATTGTATCGACTGAGCGATGTACCTCCAGGTGAAATTGTCACGCTGGAGCGGACAGTGCGCAAACTGCATCCGATAGACATCTCTAAGTTGGACCCCACTAAGGTATCTGATCCAGAAGAATATCGGGGCATGTTCGATGTTCTCCGAAAGACCGAACAAATAGAGGTCGATAAGGAGACAGCGGAAGAGATCCTCGGTGGTATATACCGGCGTCCATTGACCATCTACGGCGCTGACCTGCCCACGGGCTTGTGGCGTCGTCCCGGCGAAGCGTACAGGGGAACGATGTTCACCTTCCTGCCCAGTGGTCAATATGCGCCTGATGTCGATGTCGCTACAGAGATCCTCCGCCGCAGCACCCTCGATCCAAGTGTTAAGGCATCAATGGCAGCCGCGACCACATCGCGGGATATACAGGTGGAACGCCTCATCAATAAGTATGGACTCACAAGGAAGCGACCTGTCCTGATTAATGCGTTCAATGCATCCGAACGCCGCGCATTAGATCGCATTGTAGACATGATGGGGCGAGGGGAAGTAGAGAAGCTCCCTATTGTTGCCATAGGCGATCCAATGCTACACAAAGAGGCATTGGCTAACGCCCATAGAGCCGGTGGTACGTTCGTCCAAGCCGCCGATCCTACTGATGCCTATGACATTATGGAAGGGCTTGTTCATCCGAGTCAACAGCGCTTCTTGCAGCAGTTCAAAAGGGACAGATTCGGCCGACAGATGGCAGGCATGTTCACTGCCAAGGGTGATTATATTCACTTGATGCGGCAGCCCGGTATGCTGATGGGCGTCCCCCAGACCGGACATTATCTTGGCTCAACGTTGACCCGGCATCACGTCGGTGGCGAATTCCCCCACGGCACGGCATGGGGTGGCGCAACTCCGGCAAAGATGGTCCAATTGCCTCTGTCGCCTACCGAACTAAAGCTGGGAGAAGTATCTGTGCCAAAGGCGGTTGGCAAAGGCGTTAGATTCACAGAAGAGGCTGACGCTTGGCAGTATTTCCTCAGCAGACCAATCGGCTATGAGCGACAGGGTGAGGATATACTGCTCGCTTCGCTCAGTGGTTTACAGAAAAACGTAAACCACAAAAGCACGGCGAAGATAACCGGCGTCGAACAGTTGGCTGCTACGGAGACTGGCGTTCCCATAGCCGTGCATACTGATGTCGAAGGTGTAATCCTCCGGGGCGAAATACCGCATGAGCGCATTCGCACACTCATGGATGGCACCGATCTGATGGCTGAAGCGATAGCCCGTAAGCGACGTATCCGGATGGGTACGAAGATGGCGCAAGCCCGGCGCATCGAAGCCAACAGGCTCTTGTTGCAACGCTGGACGGAACATTACGGCACCGAAGAAGTCAGACGCCACATGCGCCTGGTACAACGTCAGTTGATAGAGGAAGCCCCTGAGCGACTTAGAGGTATACGTGGCGCAGGGACAGATTACTGGGCACAGTTGTTGTATCAACAAGAGCGCCATATGGGATTCCTCGATATAGAGGACGCAGCCACATTGGAACGCACCGGGGCATTCCGCATACAGGAACAGCGCATTCGTCCTCTTGTCAGTAAAAGGGCAGAATTGTTCGGCGAGATGATGCCGATACCTGCGCCTTTAGGTCCTGAACAGGTGGCGGAGTACAATCGTCTGCTCAAAACAGAAGGCATCATCAAAGCGCGTCGCGGGATGGCAGATAGTAAAACTCTCAATTGGCAGATGATAACCGCTGAGAAGATAGAAGACGGGGTTAGAGTCCGCTCTGCTCATCCGTTCGTCGCCGCTGGCAGACTCGATGCCGCTGTGCTTGATGATGTCGATGCCGAGACGCTGTTTGCCAAGATACGGGATATACCTGAATTAGAAGGACTCGTAGAACGGGCGGAAGCGAGAGTGGAATCGGCATTTGGCATGTATGAGCAATTGCCGATTGAACGCCAGATAGCCACTCTACAGCGACATGGCATTATCGAAGGCTGGCAGCCGATGGCCTATCGTGGGCTGATAGTAAAGCGCATGGAAGAAGCGCAGACAGTCGTCGCCAGCCATGCGCCTGAATTAAGGGAAGCCTTCAGAGAACAGACCGCACGGAACATTATTAGAGAACTCACGGGCGAACGCCCCATGCCGCTTATCCGCGCTACACGAGGACCGTTACACGCGCAGGCGATGATTAGGGGATTAGAGCCAGAAGAACAATTGCGTTGGCTCGAACACTATGGCATCGTTACACCCGAAGCAGCAGGGCGCGCCCGGGAACTCGGTGAAGAGGGCATCGCTACGGCTACATACAGGTATCTGCCAGAATTAGAAGAGCGATTGGGACGAGAAGGACCGATAGCCGGGTGGATGCGTTATCAAAGAGCAGCCGAACCACGCGAAGGATGGAAAGCATGGCAGTGGTCAGTCAGACATCGCTTAGAGGTCCTTGAAGCGCAGGGATTGATGGATAATTCGGCAAAGAATCTTAAAGGCGCTGTGCGCATGTTCAAAATGCCCGAAGAGATACTCGCAGAAGCTGCCGCACGTCCCGCGGGCGAACGCATAGCACATCTCCGAGCTGGTTTGTACGAACGACTGGGAGCGAAGCGAGCTGGCAGGATATGGCGTCGCATCAAGGAACGAAGAACCGGCGCCCAATGGCGTCCTACGGCGGAAGCCTTCCAAGAAGAAGTACAGGAGTATATCCGCGACGGCATCGAACGCGGGTTAAAGCCATATGAAGAGCGCTTGAGACAATTAGGACGCGTGCCTGGAGGCGTATATACGCCAGCAGAAGCTGAGCCTGCACAAGTTAAGGAACACCTGTTCGAGCGCGCTCAGCAACTCGAAGCGGAAGCAGCAACAGGAGAAGCGCGTATATCCAGATTTAACGAACTGTCGTCCAGAAGAGCGCGGCGTATCTCTGAGGCATATCAGGAGCAAATATCTCTCCCAGTTACAACGGCACATCCAGACGTACGCCGAGTAGCCGAAGAGATGACGTTGGATCCTGATATGTTGGCGCGACTGCGGGCTGGCGAAAATATACCGATAGAGCAGGCTGGCACAAGGATCACATATGCGGCAAGATGGGATGACCTGATGGCGCCGATGGAATCCCCAGGCGCTAAAAGTGCAGGCAAAGCCTACACTTTTTTACGTGCTGAAGGTCTTGGCGAGGCATTGCGACGCGTGGATATAGGTGACATTGGCGAGTTAGGCAGAACGCATGTCATCCTCCCCGGCGTCAATGATAGAATAGTCGCTGAACGCATCTTCCAATCAATTCGCCAGTATATCCTTGAGCGACGCTTATCTATGGAAGAAGTACAGGACATCGCTCAGGACGCTGTCTCGCAGATAGTTAATCTCCGCGAACGCGGTGTGTTCCATATCGAAGCTGGCAAAGCTATCATCGCACCTGAACACGGCACTGATATAGCAGCCAACATTGAGCAGTACATCAGATACCGGGTCAATCGCAGGATGCAAGACGTCAGGCGAACATTGGTCACACCTGAAATAGCAGGGCCGATACCCGGACGCGAATATCTGCCTGAAGAGGTAGCTAAACTAATAGAAGAGCGCAAATTCGCTTATAGTCCCGAATTGGGCGGCGCTCTACTCGGTGAGATGGAAGATATCGGCGATGTCTACGGCGCTGGTGTCGAACGCATCAGCCTGCAAGCATTGGCTGAACAGGAATTAGGCGAAGGACTGGCAGAGGAAGTCCGTACGATGTTCGGTGACCTGGAAGGCGTGGACGAAGAGGCGTTAGCCCGTCAGATAGCTGCCGCAGAGACACCCGAACAGGCTCTCGATGTCTTAGCCGAGGCAGGCATTGATGAGATGACCGTCCGAGAGATGGAGGTCGCCCAACGCCAGCGCTATCTGTTCGAGGAAGCGACCCAGGGATTTGAGCGCATGTTCCAGGCGCGCCGTATCCCTCAGACCGGCGAGATAAGCCTCCGGGAACCACTGACACAGGTACTTGGTATACCTGAAGAAGGACCGGTATGGACGGCTGCTCAGAGGACCAGGGAGATTACGCCCGGTGTTGGCACGGTGATAGAAGCCGAGGGTGGCGCCCGTTACAAAGTGGTCGAGATGGCGCCCTTTGAGCCATTTGCCAGCCCTTTTCCGCCAAATTTGGCGGAAAAGGCAGGAGATGTGCCGTGGGTGGTTCCCGTTGGCGAACCGGGAGCGGCTCCTGTGCCGTATATGCGTCCGGAGCAGTTAGAGCGCACGATGGATATCGGTGAGTTCAATCTGTTCGCACGCCAAAATTTGGCCTATCGAAGGATAAGAGAAGAGACTGATAGGATGCTTGCACAGGGTGACGCTTCAGTAGCATTGCACCCACAACAGATAGAAGACTTGTTGCAAGGCGAGTTCACCAAAGAAGAGATAGACGCAGCCATCAGAGGCGAACGGGAACGCATCCGTCAGTTGGCGGGACAATTGCCACCTGAAGAGGCTGTGGATACAATTCAAGCCGGACTCTTTAACGCCGAATATCTGGAGCGCGAGCTGCGGGCGATGGAAATCGACCCGGCTGAAGCAGGAATGTATGCTGATACTGGCAGACCAACTCCCTCGCCTCTCCTTTTGGCAGAAGAAGTCGGTGACGAGACCGCCAGCGTTGTCAGCAAAGCTATGAAAAAGACGCATCCCTTTTCCGCCATATTTGGCGGAAAAGGGATGCGGAAGCTATTACCCTTCGCCGGGATAGCAGCCGCAGGACTCGGCATTGCATACGGCATCCGACAAGTGACGAAGCCTGATGAAATAGATGTACCAGTGCCACAGAGAGGAGAGGCTTTGCCTACTCCTCTGAGCCGGACGGAACCGCCGGTGATGTCCAGGGCGCAAGTGCCAGATGCACGAGGTAGAGGCACTCGAATTGTGATGAACGGTGCCACTAACAGTGATGTGGATGAACAACAGTTCGGACACTCCCTCGGACGAGCGACCGCCGGGATAAATAACGTGCCAGCCAATGTAAGGATAACAATGCGGGATGATAGTACGCCGATGAACGATAGATATATGCGCAATCGGATAAGAGAGGTGTTAGCAGCATGAGACGGATAGCCATTACAGTTAAGCGACAGATGACATGTAAAGAGCTCGTCAGCATCCTCGCGTCTAACAACGTCAAAGCTGACCGGGTATCCCTTGATGAATACGGCGTCTTAATAGTCCCCTGGGATAAGGTGCTGTTGGATGGCGAGACCGTCTATTATCGTCCACGCAACAACATCGAACACGAACGCTTGGAAAGCGCCGCCGCCTCTACCGATGACATCGAATTGGGCGTCCAGCCTCCCGGCACTGGAACACCGCAAGATGTATATCTCGAAGAGGTCAAGCAGGCAACAGAGTTCATTTATTACGAAAGCGGACATATCAAAATAGGCACAGTCTGGTGCTCAATACCACCATTGTCCATCAATATCGGCGAGGTGAGCATTAATGAACGTCTTCAGACGATGCGCACCCAGGGGTCAATCCATCTGAAGACCGGCAGAGGCAATATCACTATAGACATCGAGCTGATATTCCCATCTGTAGAGTCTATCAATAATGAGTTACGCCAGATAATCGCCTGCTTTAAGAGGACACCTTTCTTAGAGGTAAAGCAACGACATCTATCAGCCTTTTTGAACATCGATACCGGAGGATACATGCGGACGGTAGCCGACGATGTCAAGCAGATACCATCCATCTGGCAAAAGCTAATAGATGTTGCCCTCAAGAATTGTATGCCGGACGCCGGCAGGCATGACCCAAACATCCCAAAGGCATTGCTTGCACCAGCATTACGTACATATAAGCGTGTATTAACTGCAACGGAGTACAAGGAGGTAACAAATAGAGATATAGAGAATCTATTAGATGAGTCTAATAGAATAGGCGATAGAGAAGTAGCTGAACTCGCAGAGAGGTTATTACATCTGCGAAAGTTAGAACAGGTGAAGTTCTCGATCGCATCAGAAGTAACCGCGCCGAATCTGTCGATGGACAAAGTTATGGTAACACTGTCCAATGTAACTGTCAGTACCATGCAGGGCAACGATGCGGCATTGCAAGTTCATCTATCGCTCCTGTTGTTCAATTACCGACCGTATCTGCCAAGGATAGAGTACATAACACCTGAAGGTGACCGGACCAATTACCTCGAAGATAGCATCTTCATGCCGTGGATGAACAAAATGCTCGATAGATTACGCCCGGTGAACTCATTCGTCGGTACATTGGCGCTCACACCGCCCGTGGTCAAAGAGTACGAGCCAGCGGATATATACAGCCTAAGAGGACGCCAGCAGTTCGATTACCGCGATATGATAGAACACGATGACTCGCAGAGACTGACGCTTGAGCCGACAGCCGGGCGCTCTGTAGTGGCAAGCATCAATGCGCATCTGTCAAATATCGTAACATCACTGCCGATACAGGGTTCGAAGTTGCCCGTCCATCAGTATCTCGGCAGCCAGGATACGTACTTCACTGTGGTCATTGAGACGACTGACGAAGTATGGGTGCAGAAGCTCCAGTTCCTACACAAGAAGTTAGAGCAGGATGTGCGCAATAAGAGGAAGTATTTTAAGTTCGCTTCATTTAAGATTGAACAAGAGATAGTCAATCTTTTAGGTGTAGAGTACATCAACATCGACGAGATTGCCATTGCGGACATGGAAGGCAGTACCAATGGTTGGGTGGTTACGCTGAGATTGGTCGAGGATAATATTCATAGCAAGCAGTATGGGCGCATACAGCATACCGATTACTTTGGACCGCAGACTATTATAGGCGCTATGCCGATGTTGTGGCGCAGACCTGATGTTAGGCAGGAATACAAGAAGGTATTGACAGAGATTATGGGCAGTGATGCGGAGAAGGTATATACGAAGGAAGAGGAGATAACCACGCGTCCATTTCAAGATGAGTCGATGCTGCTTTTGCATCGCCACTTTGGTAGAGGACATGCGCGGGAGTTCTATCGCTTTCATGGTATGGTTACGCCTAATGACACATCGGTCAATGCCAAAATACTATCGCAGTTGCGGACTTTATTTAAGCGTCCTGACATTCAATTGTTCCCCGCATCTGCTCGCCCCGATATATCCAAAGCCCTGTTATTTGACTTGAGCCCATTTGGGTGGGATAGAGTATATAATACCAAGAGTATTTACGAGACGCCCTGGCGTGACGTAGGGGACAAGTTCTTCATACAATATAATGGTAAGGTGATGCACATACACGATTTGATCAGAGCGACAACGCTGCAAGATATGAAGGACCAGTTGAATAGCACGCATTTTACATTGACGTATGAACACCATCTGGTATACTTGCCGCATTTTGTCAGATGGCTGCAAGAGCGCCTGATAGACGATATTGATGCTATCGAATCGATTAAGGAGACGGAATACATCTCGCCTACATACCCGGACCTTGAACTGCCGCGCTATGACGATGGGCTGATGGTTTTGCTTGATAAAGTATATCCGCATTTAAGGGAGTTAGGCTATTCAGCGGCGCACTATGTGCCGCCGACATTCTACGTCTATAAGACGAACATGTTCGAGACGTATCGTCCGATGTTAGACAAGCACCGGGCAGCCCTCGCCGGTAAAGTTAACCGCCTGCGTAAGAGCCTGCAAGCGTTCATGTCACCCGAAGGACGCGAGAGGATAACGCCTCGTTATATTACGCAACGCGTGACTGGCGCCAAGATGATAGACGGCGATACGGTGCGTGTGACAATGGAAGATGGCAAAGAGGTATACGTCCGTCTGGCTGGTGTCGATACTCCCGAACGCACCCATGATAAAGCTGCTAACAGAGATAGCAAGTATTTGGCGATGGACGCCGAGACATATAATGCTACGGAGGGCAAGAAAGCGCAGGAGGCGCTCAATTTCGCCGAGAAATATGTTACCAAGATACAATCCGTCACTTACGATGAGAACAGCGCCTATGGCACGTACGGTCGGCTTGTCGGCTATGTCAACGTGCAGATGGATACTGGCACAAAGACGTTGAATGTGCTAATTGCTGAAGCGGGACACAGTGAATATAAGCCTTCGGGCGTCAACTTCGAGGAGCCGATCCAGTATCGAAATAATCCCGCCTTTGAGGACAATAAGGATACGTTGGATAGCGTCTACAATCCGAAGGATATCAATACAGTAGAACATTACACTGAATTGTTCGACTTACACACCGGCAAGTATTCGACGATGTATCAGCAGAAGGATTGGGACCTTGACTTAGCCTTCCCCACTTTTTGGATATCGTTCATTCAGGAGGACAATGAGAAGATACGCCGCTTTGATGATTTTTATAGCTACAGTGCCATAACGATGATAGATGTCGTCTCCTCGAGGAAGAGCGGCATTGATACTGCGGTCATTAGTCTGGTCAATCCGTTCAATAAAGTCGGCGGGCCTGCTGGCAAGTACGAACTGCAAGGCGTATATGCCGATACAACTTTAGAGCAGGACGTCTATCGTATTCCATTGGAGACGGGTGAGCTCGTGCAGATAAAGATGGGCTACGACAGCAATAGCGACATGCTCAATACGGTGTTCACTGGGCAGATCGCCTCCTATGATGTCGGCGAGGTGATTACCATCACCTGTCAGTCATTTGGCGCCGAGTTATATGCACCGATAGGATACGAGCCTCATAAGCCAGGTGAAGGATGGGGACCTTTATATTTTGTCTACAAGCATACGCTCAAGCAGGTTATGCCCATCCTCGAAGGTATCCCCAGGGCATTTACCGGCAGATTGCATTTCAACTATGAACAACATGCTATCCAGCATTTGCTGCAAGACCCGAGGGTGATTCACTTCGGTGTGCCCACTCTGATAGACTTATGGTTCTGGAGCAGCCGTAACGAGAATATCTACTCACCGCAGAGGGATAACTGGTGGTTATTAGAAGTCCAACGCGCTATGATGATCAACAACTCCACCATCTGGGATACGATGCAATCGCTAACGAAGCGATTCCCCCACATGGTATGCGCGACACGTCCGTATGGGCATAGAGCCACACTGTTCTTCGGTAGACCGGATGAATTGTACTTCTACGTCGATAAGCGCAATATGAAATACCGACGGTGGTACGCCCAACAGAAGCGCATCAACGAACTCCATCGCCAGCAAGCCGGATTGTTCGTCGCTGAGTCACAGAAGATGTGGCAGCAGCAGAATTGGGAGGATTATGACGAATGGTACGATAAGTACGTTATGTTCAACGAACAGGAGAATCCGCGCCAGAAGCCCTTCAGGAACTATCACTACATCACAAGCCACACGAGATTGGTGTCCAATCAGGTGCAGTTATCTGAGCGTGGCGTCTACAACGAAGTGACGCTTATTTACAGCGAGGATAATGGTGGCAAGCGCGCTTCTTATACTTTGAAGGCTGATGACGACATCCCGGACGAACTGACGCATACGCTGGTGGTCGAAGACCCGACGGCAGTGGGCACAATCGGCAAGCGGGTAGCGCACAATGTAGCTGCTTCTTATTTAAGGGATGCGCTTCGGGATATGTATACTGGCAATCTTGTCCTGGTCGGTGACTCAAGTATATGGCCGTATGACAGATGTATCCTGATGGATTTCTATAACGATATGTTCGGACCATGCGATGTCGAACAGGTAGTACATATTATGAGCAAGCAGACAGGCTATACGACAATGATAACACCTGATTTGACGGTATATGTGGGCGATTGGCATGGAATACATAAGCCTTTGTGCTCTATGGGCGCCTGGGCTGCGGCGGGTACGGCAGCATTGGTGGGATTAGCTGTTCTTCCCGGAGGACTGCTTGCGGCGGCTGGCTTGACTATCCTCGGCGGTGTCCTCGGCATCTTTGGGAGGATAGATGAGGGCAAGCGTGAACCGGTGTTCCTGTTGCCGATGATCCATAAGAATAAGCCGTATGTCTCAGGCGTCAAAGGCTTCCGCAAGGATAAGTTCTGGAGCAATATTCATGGTCAGCTCAGAGATTTCAATGACGGCAGACTTATAATCGGTCGCAAGATAGGCGAATTTGGGACCAACCTGAAGGATGCTATACTGCATATAGGCGATCCAGATCAGGTATTCAAATGGTAAAGGAGTGATTATAATGCCAGAAGTATCATTCAGTCCTTATAAAAGGGGTTCTGTACAGCTAAGAGGGAATTATGGAAATGGTTGGGCGCCTGTTCGGAATGCCGCTGTCGGAGATGACACAACATACAACCAGTTACATGTCAGAGCTGATAAAGGGTATAGTCAAGATAATCGATTTTATTGTCAGCGTGCATTCGTCATATTTAACACCTCAAGTCTGCCGGACAATTGCATAATAGAATCCGCTTACTTCAGGATTAAAGGGAATGGCAGCCCTCAGATGGGAGTATTGCAAGAGGGAACACAACAGGAAGACAGTATACAGGTAGATGATTATAACAACTTCTCAAGCTATTTGATGGATATCAATATTGGGCAGACCTGGTACAACTGGGATTTGAATGCTGCTGCTATCAGTCATATTAACAAGACTGGGCTTACTAAGTTCTGCATTCGTAACAGAGACCGCGATTACAATAATGTCACGCCTACACAGCAGTACCAAAATATTCAAATAGAGAGCATGGACCTCTATGTTACATATACCGAGCCGCCTGATGTCTATGAACAATCATTCGGCATCGATGTGGACATTATATCTGCGCCGGAAGTCAAAGGAGCTTGGATACAGAAGATGAACGTGTTCTTCAGGTGAACATTTAGAAATGATAGGGAGGTATAGACATGACTGAAGTGCAAGCCTTAGTGCGTAATACGGTCAAGCAAATTATGAACGAAGTCTTTGCTAACGTCGAACTCCTGAAGTACAACGAGAAGACACAGCAGGTACAGGTACTTGTGCCTAACGGTAGACGAATATGGGTACCATTACTTACGACAACGCCCAGATTACATCAGGGTATCGCTACAAAGGAGAATGCGTCCGCTTCCGACAGGGTCATTCTTCTGAATCCAGATTTCGATAGCGGCTATGAGAATTCTGTGGCGATGCTATTACCCTCGCAGGAAAGATTAAGAGTAGAGACTGAAGCTGTAATAGATGGAGTGATATAACTATGAATAACTTCAATGATTTATCACCAGTTGGCAAGGACGGCACGGTCATCCGGGGTGAAAAGGAATATCCCCTCGTACGAGCCGCAGGTAATGCCGCCGGTATCCTCGCCAATCCCAAGACCGGGGTGGTAGCCTATAAGGATGGCAGGGTGGTAATCGCTGGCAAAGAGTTATCATTGTCGATGAAGCCCGATAAGATTACTATAGGGGGCATGTGGAAGCTGAATCCACAACTGATGACCTGCCTGCCAAGCACGACAGTGACACCTATACCTGTGCTGATGTTCACCGTGCCATATTTGGACAAAGTACGGGGCATACAGTCAGCATTGAAGGATTTGTTATGATGAATAAGATAGATATATCAGTAGAACATAACGGCAATGGCTTCGATCTTGTGGTAGATAGGAATGGTGACCTCGCCGTAACACAATCCGGCAGAGCGCCGGAAGTGCAAGCAGTAATAGATGACATCGTTACGATACTGACAACAAGAATAGGCTCTCACCCGATGCATCCTGATGTCGGCATCAAATTCGATAACTTCATCGGCGTCCCCTTCTCTGAAGGACAAGCCAGAGAAATGATAGCTGAACTATACAGAGCCTTTGCCGACGTCGTCCCACGCGAGAACATACGTATTCGTTGTGTACAGGTAACTGTCTATGAGCTTGTATTCTTCATCGATATAAGCCTTACCGGGGAGTTCATCACATTGCCATTTATGTTCAATGTATCCGATGGCATCATGGAAGTGGGTGATTTGCAGTAGGTCGCTTCGCTCCCAAAAAGTCTTAGCAGCATGCTGCTAAGACTTCTGCTAAATTATAAATGTTCAATGATGAATGAAGTAGCTTGATTGTCAATACAATGCGCAGTCCCCCAGTGGAGACGGAACGATGGGGGGACGAGCAAGAAAGGGGGGATACAAAGATGAGAACATTGAAAGAATTAAATGCCGCCGCCAGGGATTACATCACTAATAATTCTGACCTCAAAGGGATAACCGAAGGCTCGAGGGTTATGATGCTCGTAGAGGCGGTCAACAGAAGTCTGATAGGCATTCAGAGCGGACTTGAATTCCAGACCGAGATGCTGTTCCTCGACCGAGCCAGCGGCGTGTTCCTCGATCGCATCGGCGAGATGTTCGATGTGGCACGGAAGGTGAACATCCATGCAACGGATGATACCTTGCGGAACGTCAAGTTCTACTTCGTCGATGACCAGACATTAGCCGATTTGCGTCCCGACCGCGACCAATATGTCATCCCCAGCGGCACAATCCTGATGACGGCGACATCCCCGCCGTTAATTCACGTTACTACCAGCGACGCGGTCTTCTTACCAGCATCGAAGCACGCGTATGTTAACGTCATAGCAAGTACATCTGGTGAAGAGGGCAACGTTGGCAAGGGGCAGTTGACCAGATATGAGATGACGGATACGACGTTCGATGAGGGAGAGTTGCTGGTGGGCAATGATTATCCAATAGAATCGGGTGAGATGAACGAGAGCGATGATAACTACAGGGCGAGGATTAAGGCGTCCAGAATGACGCAAGCCACGGGCAATCAAAGCGCCATTATGAGTACAGCATTGGACGTGCCGGGTGTTCGCAATGCCCTCTTACGCAATAATCAGCCGTATCTCGGCGCCGTGACGCTCTATATGGAGTCAATACAGCCGAGAGCCAACGCCGTATTGATTAACGCCGTGCGGACGACAGTCGAAGGTGTGACAGCCGCAGGAACGAGCGTATATGTTAAATCTCCTGAATATATCGATGTGCAGATGACCATTCCGTTGACGAGCGAACATGCTTTGACACGAGCGGAGAAGGACGATGTAACCAATACAAAGTATAACATCGTGCAATATATCAACGACTTAGGCATGTTAGGCGAACTTGTCCCCGATGCTATCCAACGGTTGATATTAGGCGATTCGCGCATCAAGTACATTGGAGCATACGCCATACGCACTCGATTCAAGAGCGGCTGGATGGACAGGAGCACCAATGAGATAATAAGGGAGCCTGGGGACAAAGTATGGGAGTATGTGGCGCAGATGAAGGATATTCATGTCACGGTGTCACCGTAGGAGGTTATATCATGAAGAAGGCGTATCACACATCCATATCAATAGAAGAGTTATTAGAACTGATCCCAGACCAGTTCGACAAGTCATCCAGTAGTAATATGTACGCTCTGCTCAATACCTTCGGTATCGCCATTGATGAGGCTAACCGTCAGGTCAAAGGCGTCCTGAGCGAGACGTCGCTGGAAGAGAGCGACATCAGTATACCTTCAGTAGCATACAAGACGGAACTATCGACGCCAGTATTAACCGCGCAGGGTAACGGCATTGATTTGTCACTGGCGAAGGACATGGGCGAATTCTTGTTCTCGGCGCCGCATACGCGTTCCGCGGTTGTCGGCAGTATACCTCTGCCATACTGGGCATATGATATAGATTATTATAATCTACATTATTATAATCGCGAGTATAAAGATTGTCTGCTCGTCTCCCTCGCCGATAGAATACTTATACTCGATACAGCCACCGGCGACATCCTCAATGAATTGGTCAATACACTGTCTTTCATCACTGAAGAGGTCAATGCTAACGATAGACTCAGATACCTGCCTCAGAGTATTCGTGTACAAAATGCGCAAGGAGAGGAGCCTCTTTACACGATAGAGAACAAGCAGTTGCAGATAGATACACCCGGCGAATATCATGTGGCATATACATATCGGGGTAGAATAGATATACGGGGCGTTACGGTCGATGAGTATAACGCCATCTATGATTCAAGCTATCAATATGTTACCGTTGCCCAGGTCCTCAACGAGACAGAAGTACAAGAGCTGTTGGGAGGGGATGAGCCGCCGAGCGCTAACGGCAAATGGATAGTCATCGTCATTGAGCCCGCGCAGTCATCGAACAAATACGATGTGACTTTTGACGGCACCGCTGGTACGTATAACTTCAACGGTTATGCTGCCACCTATGATGAGACGAACAACAGATATTACATCACCCTGACATATCCCGTCGAAGGCGAGACTATCGACGAATGGTTGACCTTTGCGACCGTTGACATCGAAGACTTTGCTGTTCAAGTAAGCGGCGACATCAGATACGATTACCTCTGTTATGATGACCAGAGGGAATGCTTCTGGGGAGCCATTGAGAGCAATCTGTATCGGCTATCCTTCGAGTACGACGTACTGGATGAATACGCCCTCGAACATCAAGAGATAAAGGGATTGGCATATCGCCACGAACACCTGTATCTTCTTGATGGGAACAGTTACCTGCATGTGTACAATGCTTATTCTCTCGAAAAGGTCCACGGCTATCAGTTGAACGGTGTGTATGAAGGATTAGCGTTCGATGCCGAAGGATATATGTGGACTATCTCTCATAATGCCCTGGTAAAGCATCGGTTGTATTATGACTATTATGTCAATGACGTGTACGATTGCTTTACCAGAGAACAGTATAACACTTTCGTCATCAACAGCATGGAAGTATCTCAAGAGTCGTATCCCTTGTGGACGCCTTTAGATACATTTGGACTATTGTTGGATGTAACGCGTCTGCCAGATGAATCGAATGTGAGTTATCGCGAAAGATTGCGCAACGTATATGTTCATCCATCGAACAACACTGCCCAGGGAGTTATCAACAGCGTCTCTCGGGCTATCGGCTCTGATACAAATGTCGTCAAGACACATAACACGGTCAGATTGAAGGAGACGCCGCTTTCTTATGCTGAAGTGATGGCAAGGGAAATTAATCCTTATGATGTTAGCGAACACGATGAGCATAACCTGCTGGTCTTTATAGATGGACTGCCGATAAAGAGGACAACTGTTGCTATCAGAAAGGAGAGCGGCAATCTGGGACAAGTATATCGCTCTGTCGGTCAGATATTCTCAGTAAGTGACGATACCGTACTGTTCGGCTTTCATCTCGGCATTGTTACCGATGCCCTCGCCCAAATCAGCCTGATAGATGTCGCCAGCGAAGCATTAGTGATGCATTGGTATGCCAACGGATTCTATGAGATGACACACCCAGATACCCGTATCACACTGGAAGCTAATAAAGAATACATGATAGTGGTAGAATCTGATGGTGAGCTCAATTGCGCCGTAGATGACGCCGAAGCAGGCTTGTATGCCTCTGACGATGGATTGTACAATGACATGACGGAGCGTGCATTCGGCTTAGAATATACTCTGTACGGATACAAGGCAACGCCCGCCAGCATACAAGACTATGCGGCTTACAACGTCGATAGCATCGTCTGGCTATCCGGGGACATTAGCAATCGATATGTGTCAGTCAGTTACATGACCGAGAACGGGGAACGAGCGGAGTCATGCTTTATCGAAAAGCCTGATAGTTCATCTGACATCAGTGTAAGCAGCCCACAGGTGGGCAGCAGGCTGCCAAAAAGTGAGAAGCGAGGCGAAGCCTGCGCTTCTGGCTTTGCCTGCACTTTTTTCCAGACGATGCGCACCTTTGGCAACAGCTTCTTGGATGACACGGAGTGGATAGATGGCAATGTGGACTTGTTGAACCCCGTGATGGCAGACGCAATCCTTTTGCGGCAAAATCTGCCGCAAAAGGCACCTGTATCCGCTAAGTATATTCAATCGGGGCATTATGCCGATGACTTGCTCACGGAGATAAACAGAGATGGATTCCCGAAGATTACACAAGGGTCATTCAACATCAGAGGCACAGAGTATTATCTGTGTGGACGCAAAGTGACAGAACAGATAACTCCCTCACACGAACTTGACAACGAGCGCAAAGGATTGGCGGTGGTGACTTATGAAATTGGCTGATAACGTGCTTTTGTGGTTTACGTTTTTTTGTAAACCACTGAGCGAAGCGAGCATAGTCAGAAGGGCAGATGAATACAAGCGCATCCTCCACAGCAGAGAACCGCAAGCGGGACAGTATCACCTGGATGGTAGAAGACTTATCACTGACGGTGAGACAATAGAATACAGCGATGATGATGTGTACTACGAGAACAGGCTATTTAACGCGCCGTCCTTTGTGACTGAAGGAACTCTTTGCGCTATCTGTGTCATTGGCGCCTTGCTTTATCTCTTCTACATCGATGACAATTATATCAAATACAGGACGAGTGAAGATAGTGGGGTCGCCTGGAGCGCGGCGACTTCGACGATACTGACGACAAAGGCGAATAGCATTGACGCTATAACATGTAATAATGAGATATATGTGTTCTTTGCCGACAGGGATGCTGGATACAGCGGCATATACTATATCACCTCATCGGATGGCTATACCAGCAGGCACAATGTGACGAGTTCATCGGATGAGAGATACTATGTGGCAGCAGTTAAGGCTGATAATCCTGATTTCTATTCAGAAGGCGCCTTGAGCGGCAGCGAGATAGTTATGTTGACATTCACCCATAACGATGTCATATATCTCATCATGTCCGATGAGGGGATGAACAACTGGGATGTAATCGAGCCTATCGGGATAACATCTGGAGAGTACAGCGATATTTGTATCGGTGCAAGTGGATATCCCGTCGTGACGTTCACATGGAACGGCAGGTTGTATCTGACTACTGGATTGATTACATCTCAAATCGCAGAGGCAGGAGGCAAGGCAAGCCCTTTCTCCTTGCCTATCTGCTGGACGCGTCCTCATCTTATCGGTCAGTGTACCAAGTTCGCATCGATAATGAGAAGTGAAGGCAAAGCCTGCACTTCTGGCAATGAGAAGATAGATGTCGTATTCAATGACAATAGAATAGAATGTCTACGCTATGGGCATTCTCTCACAGTTATCTCCGCCATCTGTCAGCAATCCATCGTCTCCTATGATACGCCTGGATACATCAATGGAGCGTATATTGGCGGACAGTATTGTATAGTTTATACTGTTGATGGCGGACTTAAGGCCGCCTTCTCCAACCTGTCTGCAGTGCCTGCACAGGCAGATGCGGATGAGGCGTTATCAATCGATCCAAAGTACAATCAAGTGAGAGAGGGATACCTGCACATATGGGACAAGCCGGGTGATGTTGTAGACATCAAGATAGCTTTGGAGCACAACCATCAGGTCGCCGTTGGCGAATCCATCAACATCACAGTCAGGGCCATCAATCAGCTCGGCGGAGGTAAGCATGATGCCATCATTACTTGTAGTGCGCCGACCATTGGAACGATTATGCCTGCTGAGACGGTGACCGATAGACATGGATATGCCCGCTTTACGTATACAAAGACGGGTAGTATGCCTGAATCATTGACCTTCGCCTGTGAAGGCATCAGCAAATCCATAGATATAATATCATGAG